TGCGGCTGATTGCTCAGGAAAAAAGATTTCATGAAAAAACCAGCGCAGCCCCTAAAGAATAGAGTTGAAAGTCCATAAATTAACGGGCTATTTTATCTAACCATGCAATAGCCCGATTTAACCGTGGATTTTTCAGTGCATTGAGGTTTTATAATTTACGTACCATGCATATGCAGCGTGTAAGCGTGGACATTTTATGCCCCATCCATGCCCCATTAACCTGCAGTCCGTTAAACCACCGTATCATCACGCATCAGATCAATGATTGTGTGTGTTACAACGCCAGCAACTGTGGCATTATCTAACGCATCACCTTGTATCGCTTCTCCGTCCCGGGTGATAAACGCCCTTCCCATGAGCTTTGCAAACTCAGCACGCCCGTCATATCGAACCAGTACCGTATCTCCCTGCTGCGGCCGCCGGGACACGTCAATGACCGCATAACCGGCGCTGGTTTCGACTACTCGCGTATTAGCGCCAACGTTGCATATCCTGTTGATTGTCAGGGTTGACTCTGCAAAATCGTTGGCCGGAGAAACAAAGCCCATTACAGCACTCTCCCCATGTTGCGAAGTATCCAGAGACGGTTTTCACTATCATTTGTCGTTTTATCAACAAAATATGTCTGGTTACGTTCAATCCACTGGTTCGCCTCATTGCCCGAAAAATGTATCCCCTTACTCTGCAACTCTCTGACAAAGTCTCCGGTTCGCAGGCAAAGATAACCTTTTGGGTTTTTGCGTTATCGAATTTACAAACGCGCTTCTGATATCTGACTGCCTAAGCATGATCTGCCCTCGATAAACACTGTTTGTATATACAGTAGTTTTATTGATTGACCAGATCAATAAACGTTGTGCCTATCAATTTCCGTCGCTGATGTAACGTAATGATTGTGCTGGCGTCATGACAGGAAAATATTTATAGATAGTTTTTACCCCCACCCCGATCACGTCGGCCACCTGCTGTCGGGTTGCGCCGTTCGACAGCATTCGTCGCGCCCGTTCGACAACCTCCTGGGTCATCACTCGACGACGGCCGCCGATACGCCCCTGATCTCTCGCCGCCGCCAGTCCTGCGCGAGTCCTCTCCACTATCAGTTCGCGCTCCATTTCCGCGAGCGCGCTCATGACGTGGAAGAAGAAGCGGCCGGCTGGTGTTGAGGTGTCGATCGAGTCGGTCAGGCTGCGGAAATGTATTCCCCTCTCCTGCAACTCCGACACCAGCGTTATCAAATCGCGTACGCTGCGCCCCAGTCGATCCAGTTTCCAGACCACCAGCGAATCACCAGGGCGAAGACGGCGAATAGCCTTTCTCAATCCAGGTCGTTTGGCGTTCTTCCCACTGGCAGTATCTTCAAAAATCAGCTCACATTCTGCGCGAATCAGTGCATTTTTCTGTAAATCGAGGTTTTGATCGCCGGTAGACACCCGAGCGTAGCCAATCAGCATGTTGTAACCCTTTGAAAAAGCTGATTGTAAATTGATGGGGTTATTCGCGTAAACCTGGGTTCAGGCGAAGGCGATCCGATTGTCGCCCCGGAGAAAGTAAGAGCGGCGTTAGGCGGCACAGTTAGCGAGGCAATACGCTATGTCAGCGTTGATGGTTTTGGGCCTGATTTAACCGGCGCGACAGATTCCACTCTCGCGGTAAAAAAGGCAGCTGCGGTTGCAAAAACTCTCGCGGACAGCGCTTATGTGACGGGGGATACAAAATATTACGTTGTGATGTTTGGGTTCGGCGCTTATGTGGTTGGCGATGCGCCATGTTATACCGGCATAACATATGATGGTCAGGATAATGGCTCTTTCATTATACCAAAGCCGGGCGCTAAATTTGTCTTTACCACTACGGGCACAGAACCTTATGTAAATAGTAACTCTAAACGGTTATATAACGCCACAATAAAAAACCTTCGTATTGGGTGTGCGTTCCGGGAAACTGTATTCCCGGTTCCTGCCGGTGTCGGTGGTATTAATATCGAGTATGCGTCATACATTAAAATTGAAAATGTGGAAATGCGCATGCTTAATGGACCCGGACTGGTCCTGAAGGAAGTGTGGGATTCTGATATTGATATCAGAATGATGAAGGTTGGTAATATTACTGACCCTGCGAATCCTGCACCGGCTCTTCGCATGAGCATGGGGATGGCACTGACGGGTGTAACGCTGTCCGTTTCCACAATTTGCATATCGAAGAGTGCCCAAAGCCGCTGCACCTTGAGCCGGGATGTCGGCATATTTTCTTTAACAATTTAAAGCTTGAGGGCGGTTCGACAACCTCAACTATTGTTGGCGCTGCAGGTATATCTTTTACCGATTCTGAACAGACCTGGGCCAGAAATGACATCCCCCAGATTTCAATCACTCGTACCGAGTCTTACGAGTCATTTGGGGTGGCATTTAACACGCCGCAGTTTAACAGTGGCGGTCTTGCTCCGCGTGGCTGGTATATCCATCACGAAAGTAACTCCGGGCACCTGGTGATTTCCAATCCTATCGGCAAATTTGTAAAAACGATGGTGAGCGGAAATAGCTGGATATCCAGAGGCGGCTCCGCCTATGCCTGCGGCCCGGATTATATGAAGGGTACATGGAGTTGTACCGTTGACGGGCTGGTTGCAAGGGCAATCCTGAGAACATCGACCGCCGGGGCAGCTCCGACAGATGGAACGGGTGATTTTATCGTTCTTTCCGGCGGCGATAACGTGGTGCGTAATTGCAAGCTGCACTCAGCGGGCGCGATTGATGACGGACTGGCCTTTATCAACATTCTGGGCTGTAACAATGACGTTGCCTGTAATGACAACTCGTTCTCTGGCTCAAGGCAGTATGGGATCAGGGGGAGTATAACGAGCTATAAGGTCCGCGATAACTCCCTGGTGGATAGCGGCACACTCGCTGCCACAATGTCAGCAGCGGCAGCCAGATATAGTCTGGTGAATCCGGGTTCCAGTGGACTGGGGGCGGGTGGTTTCAAAAGTGCAAGCGTCACAATATCAGCTGGCGCTGCCGGGTCGCTCGATATCATTTCCGGAGCAACAACGCTGCTCATCAGGGCGTCCTCCGCACTGGGATTTCCGTCCGCAAAAATATTTGTCGATGCGAATTTTTCGACGGTGATCCTTGAATCGAACCTCGGGAGTATTTTTGCGACGGGGTCAGGTGCTCCGGGTGACAATAAAGTTTATATCTCGAAATCAGGGGCAAACCTGATACTGACAAATAACACCGGGCTTGCAGGGACATTTTATGTCACTGCTTTATCTGCCGTAATGTGAGGTGAATATGTTGTTCAAAGAGTTGGTGGATGGGAATGTTATTTCCCTTCCTGAAGGCGAATTATTTACTGTAACAAGCATCCCGGCAGAGGACCCGGTAACAGGGAGTCTTTTTGTCACGGGAGCGTTAGAGAATGGGACGGAATCCCGGTATTTTTCTACCGAAGATACGCTGGTAACGGTGGTTGATGAGTAAAAAAATATCCCGCCATTACTGGCGGGCATTTGTTATACAGGAACTTCCTCAAAACTCAGCTGGTAAGTTTTACCTTGTTCGAATGCTGAATAATCATCGGGATTGGTCAGAGTTAATGACACATTTCCTGTGGGATTACCGTCTTCAAGAACAGGATCGAGGTACACATCAAGCCGCGAATTATCGGAAGCCTGGTACAGGTAAGAACACATAAATTTTGCAGTAACCATCATTTACCTCATTTAGCTGAAAGCAAAGGCGGCGCCTCTGCCTTTGGTTGTCCAGATTGCCGGGAGTTTGATGCGCGCCCGACCTTTCGCACCTCGCAGAACTATGGCGACTTGAACGTATTCCGCCTGTGTCGGGTGAGCGCTGTCCTGCCGGATATACGACATAGCAGTTTGTTCTCCGACATATTTTGATGTTGTCAGGGGGGTGTTAATGCCGTTATACGTTGCCGACAGTAGCGCAGTTAAACTTTTAGTTCTTCCGTCCTCATAACCATCGTAGGTTTTTGCAGCCCCGTAGTAATACAGGAACCGCGTATTCAGCGTCAGGTCTCCCTCGGTGATATCTTCCATCATGACGGAAATAGCGGTATTGATTTCCGCCTCACGCTCAAGCGCATAAAAAAGCCCTTTATTACATAGCTCTACCCAGGTTGTTGTTGCGTCAAAATTGATGATGATGTGTTGCAGACCGTCCGCGTCCACTCCACCATAGACAATTGACGGGTTGCCGTTTGTTGAGAAGGTATACCCGGTTTTTGAATCATAAAGACCTTTAACCGACTGGCCCTCTGTACCACTGAACCGGTAAAGCCCTTTATTCATTGACTGACGGTAGCTCACCAGACAATCCGGGTAAGGCGAGTTCGGGCAGTGGTAAATAGCCTTCATGTTCTCAGCCGTGGTGTCGGTATACCCCATGAGGGCAACATGAGGCTCAGAAGCAGGAGAAGGCCAGTATACCGGGCTGTTATCGAACGTGACCCTTGTCCCCAGATCGGAGAGCACCTGGCCGGAATGCAGGATTTTGCGGCGTGGTGCCCAGACGCCCGGTGAGGTACCGGCGGCTTTAATCGGGGTGTTGCTGAAGGTGATGGCGTTAGCCTGATTGTACCAGGCAACCAGTTGTGCCACCTGAAATACCAGCATGCCGTCCCAGCCTTCGATATGACCACCGTGCGTATGAAAGTCGCACCCCGCGCGCCCCGTTGTCAAAATAGAAGGCACTCCCGCCAGCGTAGTCAATACTGACCTTATCAATGGTGACGTTAATGCCAGGGGAGTTCCAGTAAACCTGATGTGAAACAGAATCCGCCAGAAGACAGTTTTCCACTCGGATGTTTTCCCCCGCATTCTGCTTTGCCGCCAGCAGAGATGACAGGTTGAAATAGTTTCCGGTTAACTTCAGGTTCCGGTAGGTCAGGAGATAGGTGTCATTCCAGATACAATCCAGACCATACCGGAATGCACGGATCTGGACATCTTCCAGGCATAAGTCCCGCAGATCGAGTACATCATCACCAGCGCGGTCATTACCGACCCGAATACCGGCCGACTGGCTGACCGTAGCGCCCGGACCGACTAATTGAAATTGCCCCGATTTATTGGCGAACATTTTCACGCCTTGCATGTTTCGCCATACGGTCTGGGACGGCTTCACCCCTTCTATCGTGTTCGTAATCCGTATGGCAACATCATTAATCGGGTTAAATTTGCAGAAATAATTACCGTCACACTCAACGGGCGTATATGACGGCATCACGATAGAGGCATTCAGTATAGCGTTATATGTTGAAACGTTGGGATCATCAAATGAAGTCAGTGCCGGGAGTTTAATTGTCGCCATCTTCATTGCAGAATCGTCGGCAAATACACGAGCCAGCTCCGATGCCAGAGCGCGATTAAAGGCGGTGCCCAGGTTATCGCCGTACGAACGCAACCCTACGATACGTAAATCAATGGTATCGTTGAGCAATGCTTTAAAGCGCTGGCCTACCGCATTGACTATTGTCCGGTAACCATCATCGACAGAAGCATTGTCATTGGCATCGTAAACATAAAATACGTTAACAAGCGCCGTACCCAGCTCCATGTCCCAGTATTTTACTTTTACTTTCTGCCCGTGATGGTCCAGCGTGGCGGCTCTCAGTTCACTGATGCTGGAGTATTCTCCTATCAGTTTTTGGCCGTCGCCTGAACCCAGGTTTGAGCGAAGAGCTGCATCTCCAATGTTCGACCATTTTCCCGTCGGGTTTTCCGCCGACCACACCCCACCATCGTTCTCCGGAGAATCCCCCACAATGACATGCTCAAGTTCTCCCAGATATTTGTACCAGGAGCCATTGTAGTAAACGATTTGCTGGCGATTATCGACAGTGAGGCCGGTTGCCCAGTTTCCCAGCTCCTGCCAGCCAATGGCCCCTACCGCCTGTTCCCCACGTCCTGTGATATATGCGATGAAGCGATTGAAAATCATCTCCATGCCGTACCAGGTTTTACGAAGCACACCTAACCGGTCATCAAGCTCTTCTTTTGTCCTGTCATTGACGAATCTATCCACGTTTTCGGCGTTATCGTACAGGTCCTTTACGGCAGCGGACCCTAAAGGATTTTTCGTTTTATATGTGCTCATAGTCGCCCTATAACAAAAAAACCCGCCGAAGCGGGTTGTTGAGAGTTATTTCTGTTTTATGCAATGTCGCCGGGATAACTGGCGTTGTCGTAGTCGTAGAATGACGCGCGGTACTCTTTTGCGGTGACCTGGCACGTCCCGTCAGATTGCGGGGCAATTTCTGAAACAATCGCGTCATAGCCGACACGAGAGGAATCACAAAAAATCAGCCTCACCGGCTCGATGGAAGGTGTGCTGAAATCAATGGCGTCGAACTCGCTGAGATACGGTACGGAGAGTTGATAATCCCCGACCTTTGTCGCCACCATCAGCGCAGATGCTGATCCGTCCTGGTAGCGAATCAGTGCTCTCGGACTCGGATACGTCCAGTTGAGAGGTTCAGAAACCGTCAGTGTCGAAATACCACCTGCAGTCGACATCGACTCCACCAGGCAGCTGATTGTCGTCGCTGAATCTGGTATGTCGTCAGTCAGAACGATACGGTCACCGACGTTGTAACACAGCGCATCCAGCTCCGTTGTAGTCTGGAACGTCAACCGCTGATGCAGATACTTCATCAGGCGTCTCATACCAATCTGCCAGGCGTGGTCCCGGTTCAGAACACCATCGAGTTTATAGTCCTCGATTTTTACCGGTGTCGGATTGTCAGTCGTGCGGCACTGGACTGTTTCCTCCGCCCAGGTAGTGCCGTTGATGTAGGTAACGTCAACACCGTCATAATCGTCATCTGACGGCGCTGAGAAGCCAGTCTGCAGCTCTTCTGTCATCTCATGCGGCGTGATAATGCCCGTCCATGGCTTAACCCCTTCACGCCCGACCGTCGCCAGGCCATCACTAAGCAGAAAATAGGATTTCCCGGCATTCGCGATTTTCTGCAGCATTTCCAGGGCGGAGATACTGTCGCCAGTAGCGAAATCGAAATATTCGTTCCCGGGAGTCCAGTACATCGACTCCAGTTCGCTGATGGTCTCTGTATCCATCTGAAGACCCAGAGAGTTCCCTACGTGCAGCAGCGCGCCGGAAATCGTCCGCGGTGTACCTGAGTCATAAACACGTGTGGCTACGACATTCACCCGCCGATCGGACTGTGCCGCAAGTTTCCCACCGGTCTCGACAGTCACACCCAGGAGAGTCACGCCAGCATAGGATACCGGACGCGTCAGAAGTCGCCCCCTGAGTGCCTGCCAGTACATGTTGTCGCGGGCATTGTTGCTTCCCTGCTCGTTCCGGCGACGACAACGAACTTCAACCAGACCAGGTGAGTCAAGAACTATGCGTTCAGTGAATCCAAGCCCGTTAACGTTTTTCAGGGCATATTCACCTGTTTTGCTGATCCATCCGGCACCAGAACCATAAACCCGATACTGAATTTCCCACTCAACATGGCGTATTCGCTTTTTCCCTTTGCTGTCAAAGCCACAGATACCGCTGGGGAAAGAAAAATTGACTTCAAAAATATCAACAGTTTCGTTATCCGGACTTGCCAGAAATGGTCCCATCCAGGTATCGCTGTCATTCAGTCCGGTGGCTTCGTAGTCGATCATTGTCCGGGCGATGAAGCCGGGCCATGACGCATCAATCGCACCGTCTACCATGCGGCCTACCGTCGCCGTGGTCCCGTCAGTAGAAATAATCTGGTACTCATTGCCACGGTGAGACAGCGAAAGTCGTTGCGTGCCTTCCGGCATACCTGAGAATGCAGTTCCTGTGGCGCTGTTATAGGCCAGGGTCACGTTTGCTGTTATGGCCGCACTGCCGCCTGTTGATGCCGTGCCGGTAGAGTAAGCCGGGGTATCGCCGAAAACAGACGACGGAAGCGAAGACGAGGTAATTGATCCACCGGCGAACGGGCTGGACTCCTCCGTGATCAGCACTGTACCGCCATTGTCCTGCGCGACCAGTCCCGAACCGGTCAGCCCCTCCGAGATAGCGGCCAGCAGGCCGGACATGTTCACATAATCTGCAACCAGCGAGACGGTATAGGTTGTTCCGTGCCAGGTGAACGTAAAGGTTGTACTGCCCAGAGAGAAATCGTAAGTCGTCGGCGCAGCGCTGGACTGGATTTTAGCCGCGCTGCCACCCTCACCAGGCACGGCATCCTGCCCCGGCGTATATGCTGCAATGAAGAGATCATAATCAACACTGTTAAAACTCAGCGTCACCGGCATGCCCACTACCGGAGCGATTTCCGTCAGCAGCTTACTGGCAAATACGCTGTAACCGGATGAAGTCGTGATCAGGAAATTAGTCGGCGCCTTAATCTCTACAATGGTCCCTTCCACCCAGCTGTCAGGCAGCGCGTTGTCATCCTCATCTTCATCATCGTCGTCATCCGTATCAAGCCCGGTAAATGTTACGGTTGCGCCAGATACAGTCATGCTGTCCGCGATAATATCGTCTGAATCTGGTGAGGTCTGCGCCATATCAAGGCCAGTGCCTGAAGACGTTCCGCCCACCTCTGTGGAGTTAAACCAGTTCTCACTACGTTCATCGCCGGATACATCGGCACCTGGTGGGTAATGGATGTGGCTGAATCCATCAAGGGATGATGCGGGCGTATCTCCCACACGCAGATCACCATCAGAGAATGAGAAATTACCCATCCCCAGACAAACCAGCATATGAACACGCATGATCGTTGGATCGGCAGGGTCAAACCGGGTAACCGGCTGAACCACGTAATCCGGGTAAATGCGGCGGCGGCCAAAAACTTCACGGATGGGGTCACCCAGTTTGGCTGTGTTCGCTTTTGCCGGATTGAGATCGAGGCTTCTGCCTGTCGAAGAGGTATATCCGCCCGAGTCCAGGCCCGACATCATGAAAAGCGTGTATGCGGCAGACGCAACGGCGACGGCCACCGCTGCCCACGCGGCTATCTCAAGCCCCGTCCCGTAGGGTACGGGATAAATACGCACATCGCTTTCAGGTCTGATATAGCACAATGGCCATTGCTCGGGCGGAATGTTAACGCCGCCCAGTTCAACCGATACAGGATGTCTCTCACGCTCACTGTAGCTTTCAACATTTTCAACCATCCACGCATGGAGCGTCATCGCCCTGTGTTCATGCGTTTCAAGCGGCTCACCAGGTAGCCGGGAGGGGTAGATTCTAATCACCGCCAGAACTCCACTTTGACAAAGCGCCGTTTAAATCTCGGCAACGGCAGAAACGTGACATTCGTTGCCGGGTTGCATTCGGCTACATGTAACTGGCCGCCAATACTGACGACGATCCCCACATGCGTTACCGATGAACCGGAGTAACAGGCCACACCGGCACCTTCACAGGGCTCACTGCGTTGCAGGGAAAGCATCAGCTTTCTGGCCTCCCGATCGAGGCCGCCGCCATCTTTGGTCACACCGGCAAAATCAGGCCATTCCGGCATCGCCAAATCGCGTCGTATCTCGTTCACAATGCCAAAGCAGTCGAGTTGCGGGTACACCCTGCCGCCCTTCAGCCATGTGACTGAACGGTATTTCTCAGGATTGAACATAGATTTTCCTTAGTTGGCGTAACGCAGGCCGGGGAAGTAATTCAGGGTGTAACGATTACGGGGCCACGCAGTATCCAGCACGTTCATGTAACCCGCAGTGATCTGTGCTTCTGTCGCTGTCCAGTAACCTGGCTTAATCGCCAGGGTGTAAGGGACAGCGGCTGGTGCGGCTAAATCTGTGGAGATGAAACTACGATATGTCAGAGATGCCGAATTAAGGTTATTGATGGCGTTTCGAATGGCCGTTGAAACCTTGCCATCAACATTACAGAGCGCAAATTTTAAATCCTGAGTGCCATCATCATTACGGGCGGGTAATGCGACATCCATCGCGCAGGCTTTGAACTCAACGGTGTCTCCGTTCTCTGTTGTCGCGGTGATATCTTCGTACCCGTTGCACAAGTAATGGACCTCATCCCCGATGTTGATTTGCAGCGTTTCAATAATGACCTCGGGCCCGCTGCTGGCATAGAGGCGGTTGAGAATTGTCATACTTCAGGCCACTCCCTGTTGACTGCCAAATCGAGAATGTCGCTGTTGATAATGAAATCAGGGAAATCGACCCATCCATCAGGCAGCACAGGTCGCTTCCATAGCTCGAGTGTCGCGGTGAATTTCCAGTAAACCGGCGCCACCAGTGTTGGACCCTCGTAGATATCAGTGAACCGGCATTTATAAAACTCCACACCTAGCGGGGTCTGTAGCTTCATATAAAACCAGTCAGCGCCATCCGTTATTTTTTTCCCGATACCAGGCTTCAAACAACTGAGCCTGCCCGTCAGTCTCCATGAACCATGACACACTGGCCTGAGTCGGGGTTGATGTATATGCCCGACGCTGCCGCGCGCGCCCTGTGGTAAGCTGCGTTCGCTTTAACGGGCTTACTGGCTGGAATCCGTACCCATCCTGTAACGGCATCGGTAGATAGTCGTGCGGGTAGAAGATGTCGGCCATGTTATTCCTTATACCCCTCACATAGCGGCTTTTTAAAGCATTGCCAAACGATCCCTGCGGAGTCATAACCTCCTTGGTTAAATCTCCTTTTAACTGTCTGGTAAGCTGCCGGTTGTTCTGGTTGAGAGTAGCGTTCAACTGCTCAGGGTAACACCCTTCAAGTTAAACTCCTGGCTAATCGGTGCGTGAACAGTAGTTCGCCTGCTGTTGTCGCTGTTGACGTTCTGAACACCAGTACCAAACCCTGTGCGCCCCAGAGTTGCATCAAGCGGTTGGCCATTTCGAAGTGCCTCAAGCTGAGACACGCCGAGCCGGTTCGTTGATGCCTGGTCAAAGACATACTCGCCTTTGTGGACTATGCCGGCTGGCTGATATTTACCGCCGGGACCGGTATAGCCACCGGAAGCGAAGCCAACGGCTCCGATTGACTGGATGTTTGAGACGATACTGGCTGTCTGTGCGGCAATAGATGCCATAGCGATAATGTTGGCCGGGTATGGAGCACTAACTGCGCCGCTTGCTATCGCCTGCTGGATTTTCACCATAGAATCGGCAATCGCAAATGCTTTGCTCGCAGCAAACGCCACTTTGTACATGGCAGACTGTTCACCAAACCCGACGCGCATTATCTCAGCCGTACTATCAAACAAAGACTGCGTTGCCGCAGAGATGATTGTGTTTTTCTGGGCCTCAATAACCTGGTTTGCATCCGCAGCTCGCTGGCGAATTTCCGTCATTCTGGCTTCGCCTTCAGCGGTTATTTCACCCGCTCTTGCATATCCCTCCTCCTGCGCCGTTAACCACCGCTGCAGATCCTGTTGAGCCCGGTCATATTCATTAATCTGCCCCTGCATCCCATCAAAAGTTCCCGACAACCTGCCGCCAGTCGGGGTCAGATTACCCACAACACTTCGGACCGTAGAAGGTAATTGCATGTCAGTATTTTGGTAGATGTTTGTGCGAGTCCTTTCAAATTCGCCAGGCTTAAGCTGTCCCGTAGCTTTCGCTTTTTTCAGAAGTTCAAGACGAGTTAGTAGCAGATCGTTTGTTTGCTCATCCTTTGACTTAACCTGCTCCTGCATCTTCCGATAATCGTCCAGGGTTTTTACGGAGTTTTGTAGTGCCTCCTGCTGCTTATAGGCCTGCAGGATTTCATCAGAACGGGAAAGGAGTGACTTCTGGTCAGCTGTGAGCTGTGTTTTAGACTTGAGGTCAGCGATCTGCTGTTCGAACTTAACCCGCGCCTCGGTTGCGCTGTTCAGTTTGTCGCTGGCATCCAGTTGGGATTGCATAGCGGCGGTCTGCTGATTTATCTGGTCGAGAAGCCGGGTTGCTGCATCCTCGGTATAGGCTTTACCCTTTTGCGTTTTGGGTTGCTGACCCTTTTTAGCTTGCTCAAGTTCTTTTTCACGAACAGCAATCAGCGCATTTGCCTGAGTAATTGCCTCTTTGTTTCCGGAGAAGGTAATTTTCCTTGCCTGATCTCTCGCTTCCTTGAGTCTGGCTTCTGCGCCAGCCACTCGGTCAGCAGCCAGATATTCTTTATTAATCCAATCAACAGACTCGGCAACAGTTTTATTTCCCCTGAACGGTCAATGCATTCATTGTGTTTTGTAAGTCAATGGCTTGACCTATGAATCTCATGGAAGGGTCAATAGCACCGCCTAATGCTACATTTTGCCTACCCTTATCTGCCGCAGTGTAATAATTTTTGACCTTAATCGCCGCAGTTGTCCATGAATCACCTATTTTCAGGATCTCCCGGCGATGCTGATCAATATCAGCGTTTAACGCCGTAAAATTGGCCGCCCCCTTATATTGAGCGACTTTCTGTCGTGCTTCGTCGTAACTGTAACCAACGTCGATTAGTTTATTAATTGCCTCCGCAGCGCCGTCATTGATAGTAATAAACATGTTACCGACTTCATCAATCGCTTGACCGGTCTTGTCGGAGATCGCAACCATATTGAGAGCCAGTCGTTCGGCGGCATCACCATTAGCGCCAAGTGACGTTGTTGCGATTTTTGTCGCAGCATCAATTTCCTGTCGGTTCTGATAAACGGCATAGGTTAGGAGACCAACTGCGGCGGCTGCCACACTATAAGGATTTACCAAACCCATCACATAAGTGGTAACACCTTTAATCGCCGGTCCAATGCCGCCAAACATGTCCTTTAGTTGGCCACCCTGCTGCATGAGTACCATAAACGGTGACTGCCCGGTGGACAGGCCAACAACGATATCCGTCATCTGAGCGGGGATCATGCGCATGGCATTAGCAGTTTGAGCTGCGGATTGTCCGGTTTTACCCAGTTGCGTTTGGGTTTTCTCCAATGCATCTCGGGACTCCGCAAGCTTGCTGTTCAGGCGATCATATACCATCGGTGACAGCATCCCGGTCGCTTTCGCGCTGTCCAACTGCCGCTGTTGTTCGTTCAGCCGCCGAAAAGCTTCTCCTACTGGGTCAATCTGAGCCTCAAGCCGGCGCAGCGCAGCTACCTGCTCGTCGTGGGCCTTTGCTGCCTCACGCTCTGCCTGAGCAGTTCCAGTTACCTCCCTGCGTGTCTCCTGCAGTTTTTTGCTGTAGACATCATATTGCGAAGCGTTAATTTTCCCCGACTCAAAGGCTTTATTCAGTTCGCTTTGCTGCTGATCCAGATTGCGCAGCGCAGATGACAGTGGGTCAATTTTATCCAGCATCCTCTGAAATGCCTGCGCCTGCGCTTCCTGCTGCGCGGCTGCTAATTCACCTGCCTTTTTCGCTTCCCGTTGAGCCTTAGCGACGCCGCTTAATTCCTCAGTGGTGTCGTTCAACATCTTAGACAGTGAGCGAAATTCATCCTCGTCAATCAGTCCCTTATCAAAGTATTTTTTTAGCTCACTGAATCGACGACCAACAGTATTGATTGCCGCGCCGACAGGATCGATGGCAGATCGCAGTTTATTGAGTGCCTCTTTTTCTTCATCAGTAGCTTTAGTTACTTTGAAATACTGGTTACAGCCTTATCACCAGACTGGGCCATTTTATCAAGAGCAACTGTTAGGCTATCGGCCTGCTTCTCTGCCCCGGAGCTGTCGAGAATAATCGCGAGACGAGATGTTTGTTCTGTCATTTACCTTTCTCCGGGCAATAAAAAACCCCGCAGGAGCGAGGTTAAAACTTTGTAGAAGTTTAAACTGGCCGAGTGTCTAAATCATTGTCGGTGAAATACTATCGCGGCGATGATCACTGCAAAAACCAAAAACACAGCCCCAGCAATAAACTTTATATTAACCCCAGCCAGTCTATCATCCGCTGCAGTGTTTTCATTCTGGTCTTTGACCTTAGAAGGGATAACATCGCTACCACAGTGCTTGCACTTCACAGCCTCCGAACTTATTAATTCGGCACAGTAAGGGCATTTTGCGACGGTTGTAGATTGCTTGAATTTGTCTCCCGCCAAAGTAATAATGATACCCGCAACGGCGACAAAACCTCCGAATATCATGTAGTTTTGTCTTGAGGACATTAACCCAAGATTATTAACTCTGTATCCATCACCTGTAGCTACTGTTACATCCATAAACAGCGCAAAAATAGCGAAGATTACACCGATTGTGATGGCTATATAACCAAGTATCTTCACACCCCTACCTCATAGAAAAACAGCCCAAATAATGGGCTGGAGTTATTAATTCGTATTAAAATTTCTCGTCAGCTTAAATGTAATTGACTGATTATTTGCATCCATAATATCCAGTACAGCCCCTTTATAACGTATAGTTTTGGACTCAGAAAGGTCGTACTCTACCTCATTAGAAAAAGCGGCTCGAGCCATCCCTCCTTGAAACTCTCTATAGCCAATATTAATTTTGTTTCCCACTTTTCCATTGTAGATAAGAGTTTGCTGGAAGGAGGATTGTTGCTCAGTCTGGAATTTTACTTTCGTAAATGGCTTGCCTGTATCACACTTAGTTCCACCATAAATCGTGACAATACAAATTTCGCCGTTCTTCATGAGCTGTATGCTTTGTGTGGGGTCGTTAACCATGAAGCGGTTAGGAACTACGGCACCTGAAGTTCTTTCTACGTTGGAGAAAAATTCAGATTTTGAATCCTCTCCAATCTTAACGTAGTCTCCTGCCGGGATCGTATAAACACCGATTGAGCCTATAACCACAGCCTGATTGAAATGAATTGCATCAATGCTAGCATCAATTCCCTGCCTAACCATATCCTCGCCAACGTAGGTTGTTGTTACTGTATTTAGCGGTGGAATACTGATTTGCTTTGTTTGTGGCACATAGTTACGAGCCGGCGTTGTACACCCTGTTAAAAGCATTGCCCCCAATGCCACTATCAATAATTTTTTCATTCCATGTTTCCCTTGATTGCAATCAGAAACATCCTAACACATGACTCCGAGAGGGCAATGCTACGACTATTTGGTATTGTCCCGTCTCTTTTGCTCCCTCGCCCACTCATTGCGCCAAGCATCATCGAGAGCAAGTATCGCCGCGTCAAACTCGGTACGATCAATCAGAATGGAACGTGAAACCAGATAGCGGTCTATATCTCTCAGGGACAACGGAAGCGGCACACCAGCCATTCCGGCATACTGCCTGCCGCGCGATATCATGGCGTAAGCGTTAAGGATTTCCCCAATGACCGCGTCGATTTCAGGCTCAGGGATTGGCGGGAGATTTAGCTTCTCCCGCCGCCACTTTGCTTTTTCGCCCTGTTCTCCGCCGAACTCTTTCAGCCATTTCTGCGCTTCGAGGGCTTTTTTACGGTTTCCTGAGTCTGCTGCTCTTTACCCTGAGCAATATTTGCAGCCTCGGCCAGTATCCGCCAGTACAGTTCAGGGCGCTGCTTCAGCATGACAATCCCAATTTCTGGTGTGTAGTCGATAGCGACTTCAGCGCCATCCACCAGCTGGCCCACACCTTCCCAACCTTTCAGCAGAAACCGGGCGACGTTATCGATCAGCAAGTCATCAACAGAGTCGATCTCGCCCACGCTGGCGAGGTTAAAATCCGTTGTCCCTACCTGGTAGCCTGCATCCATCTTATCGATATGGCGGCGTACTAATGCGTTACGAGAGCGATATTCTGGACTCTCACTGCTGGCCACCAGCAGGCGAAGTTTGAACAGCGATTCTTCTTCTGGGGTAAATTTCTTCTTGCTGCCTTCTGGCTTCTTGAAAGGGAAAAACCAGCGTTCGCCGTTCAGGTCAATTTGGGTGGAAATAATCAGCATAAAGGCTCCATAAAAAGCCCGAACCGCGATGTGCTGCGGGACGGGTCAGGGAAATTAAGGGGCAGTGACGGTAATTGCAGACGTTGCAGTAAAGGTCCGCACTTTGCCGGTAATGGTCGCGGTACCAGCAGCATTGCGCGTGACCTGCGCCGTTTTCTGGCCGGTTGAAGCCACGCTGGCAATCTCCGGATCCGAAGACGTCCATTCAACTGTGTCGCTGGAGTCTGCTGGGGTTAATGTGGCGGTCAGGTTAACAGTTGAGCCAATCGAACCGGATGATGTGAGTGGCGCTACGCTGATGGCCGTAGCGGCTACTTTCGGCGCTCGCGTAATCGTAGGCGGCGTATTGGCTGCCGTGATATCGAGTTGAACCTGGACAATGTCAGTGCTGCCAGCATCTGGCCAGTCGCCGGAAATCTGCACTTCCGGGAAGTCGAAGGTATAAGCGCCTTCAGCATTCTCCAGCGTGAAGCTAAACGGCACCGTTTCACCAGTGAACGTTTTCTTATAGAGCTCCCACGCAGCTTTTGACCACGACAGTGTTACCTGGCCGGATGGCGTAAATGTGGTTGGGATGTTTGCGCCGGCGAACGCCGAACCGGTACCTATACAACGCTGGGTCTGCATATTGTTGTCAAACTGGATGTTGAAGGTATCGACGCAGAACCCATTGCCACCAGCAACGCCATTCAGGCTAAGGGCTGTTACCTCCTTGAATGAATAGCGGAGCGCGCCAGCATTATCAGTCGGGGCAGTGAAGAGCTGGTATCGTCGCCTTTCGTTTCCCAGTCAAGACCCGTAAACGTGACCGTAGCCGTGATATCGCCATCATTCGGGATTTCGATCTGCAGGGTTGCGACCTGGCAGCCGCGGGCAATCTGTGCAATACCCACATCTTCAGCGTAGGACGCTACAGAGAACGTGATGCGACTGTTACCCATTGTGAGGACATTATTCAGCCATTCAGCACCAAAGCAGCTCGCCAGAAAAGCATCGTGCTGGTTCCAGCGGAATTTGGTGCCAACATCGCCGCCGACATCAATAGTTCCGCGTGACACGCCTTGCGCCATTCGGTCGCCGCCGATTTCGTCGTTGTCGTTGGTGTTCTGGGTTGGAGCAAGGCCGAATGAGGCACGCCGAAGCAGATCCCAAACGCCAACGGTAGGTGTAACACCCGGGGTGGTTTCGCGCATAAACGCGGTAACTACTTTTGCGCCTGAACTCACAGGAGCCTCCTGTTATTGTGCGCTACAGAGCGCGATAAGGGATTTGAAGATTTAGCTGTGACCAGCCGTCTGCCTCGCCCGCCGGGACCGCTGATACAGCGAAGTAACTCAGTCGACCGTCATTCTGGAATTCGAAGTGCTTCGTAAGCTGGTCTGCGGTTTGAGATATCAGCAGCGTGCCGGAACCGACCGGAACAAATAGTTGAATGATGAGTACACCGGTTCGATGGACTACCGGCCCGGCCCCGATTTCGTTGGTTCCCGCCTGCCCTGAAATATTGGTGAAGCGTGCCCAGATATCGCGGCCACTCGGATCAAATATCGGCCCGTTGGGATAGTCCACCGCATCAGAAGCAATAGCGGTCTGCGCCGTCATTCGGGAAATGACAGCGTTTCTGATTTCTGTTAGGGTCATTTGTAGGCCTGAATTACACCATTAAACGAGACGGCATAGACGCCTGTCGGTGCCTGCGTTGAGTGACCATTCTCCAGCGGCACGGAGTACGGGAGGTTTGACTGGATATACAGCACCGAATAGGCCGGAGCCTGGTCAATGATGTTTTTGCCGTTGAGGAACGTCATCGTGCCCCGCGGATCCGGCTCAGTTGGCACTGAGTAATCCGGAGAACCAAGGCTGACGAAATGCGAAGCCCTGAACGTGCCTGCGCGGTATTCCGCCGGACGCCGGATATCCATGCTGTCGTTAACGCGGACTTTCTTCCTGAGCCGCCCGGTTTTCGTCAGGTTCGCAGGGTCGGCATAGAGAGACTCGTTCCACTCACCCACTGCTTTGTTGTACTGAACAGCGGTGGCATTGATAGCCCAAAGCTCAGGGTTTCCGACGGGAGACCGTTGCACGATTTCGTTCAGCAGTTGAATAGCGATAGTTCTCTGCCGAAGTTTGACATCCTCGGCCACCAGCCCAGCGAATGCTGCAGGGTCAATATTCCAGCCTTTAGCCATCGAGAGCCCTCCGCCATTTGCAAAGAACACGCTCAGGCACGAACAGCACCATGAAGATTAAAGGCCACGCGACCACCCGCAATTAGCCCATAAATAGCCTTAAGCCGTACTGCGCCGCCGTCCCTGATAAACAACACAGAAATGAACTCAATGAGGCCGAGAGGCAGGCCGCAGCAGAGATAAAACAGAAGAAATTGCATTACGCCCTCCGCAACTGGATGGAGTAAGCAGCACCGGCAGAATCTGCGGCAGCCGTTATAACCTCGTAGCGCTGGAGCTCTTCAGTAATCGGATCCGGCGCCGTGATGAAGTGCCCGACCGCCGGCTTATCGCTCACCTCGTTAACCAGGGCGGTTAATTTCAGGTCACCATGCAGGATGTTAACGCCATCGATACGGCGGAGTTTGTACCGCGCCAGAACACCGCGCCCTGAATAGGCCACCACCGTTTCGCTGCCCGTTTCCGTGACCGGGTCCCAGGCACCACGAATGGTGTAACTGCCGGTGAAATTTTTTACGGCATCCTGCAGGTCGGTATCGAACGCCGCGGCAACTTCGGTTTGCAACTCGTCACGAATACCCACATCACCCCCTCACCAGCCGTATCTGCGATTGATTCACGCCATATGGCTTAAGCATCGCCAGCGCCAGCTGCAGATCGGAGTCGAGCAATGCCGCGCTGTTGGTAGCGAGCTCGGCAAACGACTTTGAAACAGAGACATCGTCGGCATCCACCGTCTTACTGAGCAGCACGCCAGAATCGGTTTTCTGCTGATAAAGGCCGCCATTCGAGGCCGCTAGCGCTGCATAGGCGCCAGCCTGCTTCACATCGTCAGGAATGATGGTTTCGTTAGTTGCCTTATCGCATGGCAGCTTCAGCTTGAGGCCATTCATCCAGGTGTTAGCCATCAACACAGATTTGGCTTTTTTGCTTTCATCCGTCCAGGAGGAACCCAGAACCGAATCGACGTCTTCAACGGTGATGAACGTAATCATGCATCACTCCATTTCTTTCCAGCCGTGCGCCTTCCAGCTTTCCACTTCGTCAGGATGAACGTCTGCGGTGGTAGGGGCGCCGGGAAATTCCGGGAAATCGGTAACCATCGCTACCAGCTGCGGTGCCTGCGGTGCCTGCGGTGCCTGCGGTGCCTGCGGTGCCTGCGGTGCCTGCGGTGCCTGCGGTGCCTGCGGTGCCTGCGGTGCAAGAGTATTGGTATCACCCTGCTCGGCCGCAAGTTTCTCAGCAGCTCGTTGAGCTCGCTGCTCTTTGGTCAGTCCAGCCATAAACCCTCCATTAAAAATGGGCCGAAGCCCCTTGTGTTGTTGGTTATCAGCCAGCAATGATGACGCTGTGACGCGGGACTGGGGCAGCAACACCCCACGCCAGACCAACTTCGTAGCGGATCTGACGGTACTGGCGGTACAGAGCCACCTGGAAGGTGATGCCCGATACAGGGTCGGTAACGTTCATCACATCATCCGCGGTATCACCACCCTGCGGCATTGCCGGTGTACGGGAAGCCAACAGCAGCGCATTACGGTCAAATGCCATATTCGCCACATACCCTGCACCGCGGGTAATAGCGGCATTATCCGCCAGCGCTTTGCGAAGTCCAGGCTGGGCCAGCGTGATAGTGCTGGCAGTTGCTGCGGCGACCACGTATTTATTGTCGTCGCCCGCGAAGCTCACTACGTCGCCCGCGACAAACGCTCCGGTGCCGGTATCAATGGCGATGATGCGATCACCTTCGACTTTAGCTCCATTGACCAGATAGTCAGCAGCAGCTGAGGCCGTGTGGGTTTTTACGCCGGCGGAGTTATGGATATTGAAGCCTTCCAGGCGACCCAATGTACCTTCACGCAGCAGTTGTTCCGTCCCGGCTTCGTTCACTTTGAACAGGACAGACTGTTTACCGCGGAGGTTGGCGATGGCAGCCGAGCCGAGAACCATCTGGAGGTCGGTAGTCGGTGAGCCATTATCCTCCAGCACTTTACGCGCCAGAGCGGCATCGCTGAGGTCTTCCTTGATACCAAACGGTGTCGTTCCCGGCGTACCGACCTGACGGGATGCGTTGAAGTACAACGCCCCCAGGTCCGCATCGACTTCGTTCGCCAGCGCGCGGAAAGCCTGTTTGAACTGATCGGCAAGGATGGTGTTGTAAGTCCCGGCCGGGCCGAGGGCCAGTTGCTCTTCACCATTCCATTTGACCGGGGCCATTTTGGATTTGGTGATTTTGACATCTACGGTACCGATATTCTGGTCGCCAGTATTAGGCGCAGAAGGGCCCGGCACAATGTCTTCAGTAACCGCAACCGGGGCAACCGGAGCGGTAACCGTCTGGTCTTTTGCCGCAGCGTCTGCTTTGGTGTTGCGGGCGACAGCGGGAATAAAACCCACCTGCTCGCGGGAAACAACGTCCAGAGCGGTATAGATAGTCGGGATCAACCCGGTCAAAGTGTTCGACATGGTTCATTTTTCCTTAGAGATAGATTTGGGTTGGTTGAGCTATCCAGCTCTGGCGCCAGCCACCATCCGGAGGCTGGCATGATGATCAATCGACGATGGTGATACCGTCTTTGAGTGCAGTTTGTTTACCAGCCATATCCAGCGAATCGAAAGCGTCACGCTTCATGGTTTTCTGTCCGGCCTGATGCTGAGACTGCCGTGAACCGCCGCCCTGATTGCCACTGGCTTTCAGGATGTGGTCTTTCTGCGGATACTGCTCCACCAGGAATTCAATAGCTTCGTCGAATGAAGCCAGTTCGCCAGGCTTAGCGCGTGAGTAAATCTTGTTGCCGGTTCCGTCATAGGCAACGACCTTTCCGTCCTCGACTTTGAAGGACTGACCGAAGCGCGCCTGAAGCATGTCAGAAGGAATGGCGATTTTATCGGTGATAAATTTCGAACCTGAAAAATTACCGCCGATCATGGATTCATAAAGCTGACCTTCCAGCGTTTTACTTTTGTTGTTGGCCTCATCCAGTTGCGCCTGGAATGATTTGGTGATTTCGGCTTTCACCTGATCAACAGCACCAGCATCGATCAGTTTTTTCTGGTCGATTTTGGTCATCATTTCGAGAGCTTCGAGCGCTTTAGTTGGGTCAGTAATGCCGGAGAACTTAGCCAGGTTGGCTTCAGCAGCTTCTTTGGCTTCGCGATGAGATTTCGCCTCACCATTCAGAGAAGAGATTTTTCCTACGGCCTGCGCCGCATCAAAGCCAATCTCTTTGCCGTCGTCGTGGACGTAGACGGGCAGACCGTTCGCGTCAATTTCTGCATAGTGTTTGCCGTTTAATTCTGCTGTCTTCAGTTTCATGTTGATACCTTTTCGGGGTCATCCGACCGTTGCACCGCTCACCATCCGGATTGCGGCAATAAAAAGGCCGCCCGGAGGCAGCCTGTGAATGAATTTTGATGATTAAAGTCCGGCATCCCTGAATGCCTGGCCGTCGCGCTCCCGCAACTGGTCCAGCGTCAACCATACCCCCCTGTCGTTGTAAAACTCATCCGGAGACATATCGCCATCACGAATTAACCTGGCTCGCGTAATGCCCACAATCTCTGACTGCCGCGAGAAAGACTGCCGCGAGAACCATTCCTGATAAGTGGTATCAGCTGGCACCTGTCCATCCATGCTGGCGCGAGAGCTGTCCTTCACTTCGCCGACCTTTATACCCAGTTCCTCGGACGATTTGAGGATGTAGGTTTCAACACTGCGGCAGCAGAAGTGAATTTTCCCCGGACCCTGCAGGTAAGGCACCTTATGACCGATTGGTTTGTTATCCATGGTGTACTTGAGACGATCGCGAATGCGGCAATCTTTTGACGTTTTGTTATCCAGGGTAGAGAGCCACTGCTTCCCTTCAGAATATCATCGTTAGCATCCGCAAGCTTGTTCGCGCTGTTGCCGCAAGGTGCCCCACCGCAGTTTTCGCAACACTCCCGGCATTAGTCCTGCTCATCTGCAGCGCGCCGTCCTGATAACCACGGTTAGCGTGGCCGCGAACCTTGCGGGCTATTTGCTCGTGAGTATCGCCCAGAAGGAAACCCTGCCGCACAGTATTGGATATGCGCGCCATCCTGTCGGATTCGAGACTGCTGGCCCACTCGCTCAGTAATCTCCCCTGGAAAGGCCGGGCCATAGCTGCGGCATAAACGGCATCCGGGGAAATGCCAACCAGCGGATGAAGCGCCAGCACGTCATCGGGGATCGCAAACTGGAACAGGCTTAACTGGAAACCAGCTTCATGCTGCGCAAGCTCCTGCAATTCAGCAGATAACCCGGCATGCATCGACTGTACAGCTTCATGATTCAACGCCCGGACACTGACCAGCAGAGATTCCAGCCTCGACACCGTAAAGCTCTCCGCATCGAGAGTGTCCATCGCCACCAGCAGCCGGGCCGTCAGCTCTGCGTCGCTGTCATTCAGGATTTTTATCATCCTGTTTGCACGCCGGTACTGTACTGACTCACCCAAATTGCATGTGCCAGGCTTTCGTCACTGAGTTGTCATTCGCCGTCTCCATCTCAACCACCTGCAAGGTTTACTTGCGAATTTTTCAGCTCGTCGATCACCTCTTCCGGATCCGCATCCGGGTCGATGAATTTCAGCGCCTGCAGCACGCGAACCGCATCAATCTGGCGAATATCACCCCCCTGCCGAAGTGACTGAACCGCCGTCGCGGCCGCAGAGTCGAATGTCTGCGCCGAAACATCCAACTCGGTGCGCACATCGACATTACCCCCTCTTTTTCACCCAGCCATTCCGCCATGATCTGCAGAATGTTATCGAGCGCGTCCTCCAGTGAGCTCGCCATCGTATAGAGTGGGGAATTCTCCTGCATGTGCTCTTCATGCGTCTGGTCATCAGATTTGGTCGACGTATTTTCAGCGCGCAGCAATTTTGCTCCGGCCTGGCGCATCTGGTTTTCCAGGTCTTCCAGCGATATTTTTCCAGCGTTGATAGCTGTCCCGGTATGCTCGGTATACTCCATTCCTTGTTTTGAACGATCTGAAAACTTAGTTGCTACAGATGAGCCGATGGTGAGTTCCTGACCATCCTCCAGTCCAAATACCGACAGCAGCGGCACACGCGCAACATGCAGGATGTTGTCCTGCTCGCTCTGACTCTGCCAGTGCTTGATATTCAGCAACGCCAGATTCAGCAGCGGCGGAGAGCCGCGCATAAATCCGGTGCGCTTCGTGTAGAGCGTCACCAGAGGAATATCATCACGGCTGGTTCCCACTCGTCGTGAAGTTGCCACTGGCTTTCACCATTATCACCCTTGTTACGGCGATAAATTTCGACTTTGCGGGGCATGATATGGCGAATTTGTTCGACCTTTGTCTGCCCGTAATCAGCGCCATCGACAACGATCACCTCTTTGATGCGCAGGTCGGTCAGAACCACCTTCCCTTTGACCACTTTCGACTTCCAGCCGATAACCTGACGGGGATTGAGCATCGTGGCATACGGGCGGGATCCCGCGGCTTTTTCGTCGGCTTTGGTTTTTTACCGTCTCCGGGTCAACTTTCGGGAAATCCACCAGCGCATGCGCCAGACCGTACTGGAATCCGATGCTAAAAAATTGCTGCGCCCATACATCGATCCGGTTTCCTTCCATATCAATATCAGGCGCCAACTCCTGTATTGTTTCAGGCGTGTCTTCACTCAGAACCGCCGGCTCAGCAAATACCCGCCCAATATTCTGTTTAATGGCTTCTTCATAGGCCGGGAGAAGCGTTGCTGTTGCTATACGCTCTTTATAGCTGTCGGGATCCTCGTTAGGCCACTTGGGGAGATACGTCGTACCCTGGCGACGCATTTCGAGCGTGCCGCCCATCAACGCATCGTTAATATCCCACGCCTCAACCATGTCGTTATAGTCGAGGTTGGGTGTTTGAAAATATCAGGCATGGTTTTACATCCGCAGTTGGGTGACTTTGCCGACTTTTTTCGGCGGTGAATGCAATACGGCGTAACGCGTGGCGTCCCAGTCGTGATCTTCCTGCTGCGTGTCCACGTCATCAGGATTTTTGCTGTCTCTGACAAGTACCGGGATGCGGCTTATCCAGCCACGGCAGTAATCAAACACATAAAACGCGGGTTTTTTCTGGTGTCCCGGATTCCAGTTTTTTGCCTTCGATAACCGCCTCAAGCATATCGGCGAACAATGCGGCGCCATTAACGCGAGAGCCGGGCTTTTTGTTAGCCTCAACCCATTTAGCTCCCTGCGCTTCCATTTTCTGAGCGATTGAAAGTTCATCGTCGCCGGTGTTGTAAATCGCGCTATCAGCCGGGCCGGAAATAACCTTTTTGCAGATGCTAGGCATAATGTTGAGTTGCCCCTGAGTGACACCATCGAGTTTTATCTCATCCGGTTCGTCAACCTCCTGGCCCGTTAGTCGCTTATCAATCCACGCAACACCTTTAGCGACGTTGGTGGATGACATATTCAGACCTTTATTCAGCTCATCAGGCGGACAGCCATACCACTCGCCAATCAGAATCAGCGAGCCAGCGGGCGGGCAAAACTGACGCCCATCCGGTAACGTCGCGGCAGTGCCATCCGTGCGTGCCCACCAGAGATTAGAGAATGGCTTCGACTCGCCCCAGTCATGGGAGCGGTCAACTGTCCAGCTATCAGGTATGCGGAACGGTTTAATGACGTGGAGCGCTTCATTCCACAGATGGTCAAAGCGGCCGCCACTGGTGACGTCCCAGGAGCCTTCTACCCACGCTTTACGCCGGTTCGGGTCTTTGATGGCCATCAGCGTTGCGATGTACTGAGGATCGAGATACGGGTTTTCTTTGAACGAACCGTGGATAGCAACGCGTGTAAGCGTCACATCCTCTTCTTTCTCCGTCTGCGGGTTAAAGACCCGCTGTGTTTCGCGGATGATGGTGCCGCGAGGAGCCGGCTCTATGAAGCGTTTCTTTACCCACGTATGCCCGATACCAAAGGGGTTAGTCGTGCTAAACGTTTCAAGCGGGATCGGCCTAAGCAGAGAGGCCGTTAGCAAGCGGGTAATTCTCAGGCCTGAACGATGAGCGCCGGCAGGAGAACATCATTTCGTAGAACTCGGCAGACTGCTGCTTTGTCAGTTCGTTGAAGCCGATGAACGGGAATTCCTGCCCGTGATAGTCCCAGTAGTCGCTCTCTTCTTTCCCGAACCTGAAGAGAAGCTCTTCACCAGTCGGCCATACCCAACGCAATTCTGAGGCTGACGCCAGATATCGAGCGCCATCGTTGAACAGGCGATACATGCGCTTCGACTGCGTGATGATATCGGTGAGATTTTTATACTCGGTATCGAATTATTACGCCACGCCAGAACGAGCCATAGCCCAGACCTACCAGCCGGCGAAAGCGAGCCAACTGCGCCGCTGGTTTTTCCGGGGCCGCGCGTTCCCTCGTAGAGGATCTCATTACATGGACAGCTAAGTGAGAGCGATTGCGAGCCAGGTAGAGGCTTCCATACTGCTTTGTAATTCATCCACCAAGAACCCCGCTCTGTTGCTTCTGCGCCGCAGCTTCCCATTCATCCACGTTGTCACAGGTCGGAACCGGCATAATGCTGTGGGTAGCTGTGACCTTCTGTTCCACCTGCTCTTTGAAGGCCTGCACCTTGATGTGCTTGCCGAGCAACTCCAGGTTCTTGACCTTATCCGGCCACTTCACCTTTTTGAGGATGGTTTCCGCCGTCTCCTCGTCGAAGTTCTGAATGGTGGTGCTGATGTCCAGACCTGTGAGCGACGTTCGCCAAGCTTTCGGCCAAAGGCTGATTGCTTTCAAGCTGCCGTCATCATTCAGAATGTCCAGAACGTCCATCTGGTCGATTTCCACCAAGCGCCGCAGCACATAATCAGCATCAATGCCCACATCTTCGTTGCGCTTCGCTTTTAGTTCAGCGATTCTGTATTGGATGTCAACTTTTGACAACAATTTGGCGGCGATACGGGTTTGCAGTTTTAGCGCTGTACCCCGCCCGAATGGGCCGCTTGCGTGGCGTTTAAATCGATGAGGTACTCGCGACAGAACAAATCCTGTTTTGCGTTGAGTGCCATAAGTTTTCGCTTTTATCTAAAGTATCTGGACAGCATGTCGTTAACTTCACTACATACCTAAGCAAAAAAAGGAGTCATAGTGCTTACTTCTCCAATCTGGAATCCGACGGGATATCTCATTGAACTGGCTGTGAGAAAAAACAATGGAAGCATTTAGCTCCTCAGCGACAAACAGCGATGTTTCTGCTGAAGAATTGAAATGAAGATGCAACGAAGGCAAATATTCAATCTTCAGTGCTTCAGGAGCAAGCTAAAGTTGAGCAAGAACTTTCAATAGCAAGAAGAATACTTATTGCTGAAAGAAGTAGAAATTGAAGAATTCTATGATACGTCTGGCAAGGGTGGTGTGGGCTTAAAACAGGAAGAAGGTGATGGTTTCTCTTTGGGGGCCCACGGTAGCGGTCGCAGAATTACTAAGCGAGTTATCAAATTTAAAGGCTTTAGCTCTCAAGCTCAGGAAATGCTTGCTCAAAGCGATGCATCACGAATTACTGATAATAACCAGCCTTAGAATGCACTTTTGAGGTTACCGATCTAACCTAGTTTTGATACAGCTCCCTGACGTACTGCAGCAGGGAGCCAGTTGTTTGATTTTGTCATAATTTGGTCCTCGCCTTGACATTATCGAAGCCACTCGTTGAATGGCTCCTGTAATGCCGTCAGGACTCGCTAGCCAGCTCAACCAAATCTTTAAAGTCCTGGCACATATGCAGCAGGTGACCATGATCGTCGACAAAGTTGTAGCTTTTGAATAGTTCTACGATTTCCTCGGGACTCTTCCCACTCAAACGAGGAAACCGTTTTTAATCGTCAACCTGTTTCATCTTCAAATCTCCATTCAGTTGGTTACGACCACGCCACTTCAACTCTGGAAATCGCATTCCATAGCGGTGGCATTTATCAATACTCTAGGTTCCATCTACCGTGTACACAGCACTAATGAATGCGTCGTCAAAAGGCCAGTATTTTGATGCCCACATCAAAAAAAGCTGGCTACCCTTACCGCAAAGTTGGGTGAGTAATCTAAGCGAGGCGTGGCCTCGCTTTTTTATTTGAGGCACTGCGTGCGGATGTAGTCCTGCTACTGACTCACTGCACGGTAGTAGGCCTGCCAACGGTATTTATCTAACCGCAGTTGGCGCAGGCATTGAGCGGTTTCGACGTCTGACTGCAGGTCTTCGTCCGCTATCTTTCCCTGCGTCACTTGCTTTGCACCGGCGCCGTCATCAAATCCGGGGATGGCGTTGGCAGCGTCGATAGCTCGCTGGCGCAACTGCACAGCATCATCGTCAAACCGGCACACAGTACGATTCGGAGACTGGACATATTTCACCACGTCGCGGGTTATGGTTCGGTAGATGACCTTGCCCTCTTCTGTAGCGGCAGCGGCCTTTTGCCTCAACTGGCTGGATAACCTTTTCGGCTTTCTCTTTTTTCTTCGCCGCCAGGGCGTTGATATGGTCAGCGTGAGAATTCCAGCCAGAACGCCATGAGAAAATGCAGGAAAGCAGCAGGATAACCACTGCGCTGATAATGGCAGTTAATCGGCTTCATTTCTGGCCCACTCGCAGACTTCGCGCTCAATCTCACGACGGCTGATTAAACCCTTCCACTGCTTACCGCCGGCATATGTCCAGCGCTGCAATTCCTTGCAGGCACCAGGCACATCTCCCGAATTCAGTTTTTTCAGCAGCGTGGATTTGCTGAATGCGCCAGCGCCCACGTTATAGGTGAATGAGTAAAGCGCCGCCCGGGTGGTGTCGGGGATCTTTACCTTAATCAGCGGATCAATGGCCGTTGCCACCTTGCGCAGATCTGAATGCAGCAGAGCATCACATTCTTTGTCGGTGGTACCGATGACCTCGGCGAATATCGGAACCAGTGTGACCATCACATACAGTCCATACATCAACGACGTCCTGGTATGCGTAATAGCGTCGCCCTTCCAGGCCATCAGCATTACCCAACATCACAGAAGCGATTGCGATGGCACCGGAACCACCAGCAATTGCGCCAATCAGTTTATTCCTGAGCGTCGGATTCATCTCGACTCCTGTTGCGCCGGTTGTCTTCGCGGATTTTGAAATAAAGATTCGTCAGGTATGTCAGGACGGCAATGATAATGCCCACCAGTACACCGATAGCGTTCCACTGCTCGGGGCTGTAAGCATTTAACATGCCGTTTAAGATGCTCCCGGCTGAAGCGCCATAGGCTGCACCAGTGGTTATTTTTTCCATGCGATGCATACTCTCACCTCGCTTTGTTTGCGGGTGCTGTGCGTGAAAGAAGTGGGCGGGCTCTGCGCAAGCGCCCGACGGGTGGTTATGAGCCGTCGCCGGTGAGCCCTGTATAGGGAATGGCCACCAGATGGATTTACGACAACACACTGAGTGAGTGACGTTCTGGCGGCACAAATAGAAAAGGCCGAACAAATGCGCGGCCTTTAAATGTCTGAGCAAAAAAAGCCCACTCGTCGAAGTGGGCAAAATGGTAGTTTGTTCAGTGGAGGTTACACCGCCAGCTCTGCCACAACGTCTTATGCACGTTATTTCAGGATTTAGCGAAACGGTGCAACCACACAAAAAGTATAGTACGTAAAACAAGAAAAACATGGAGTGTGGTGCCGGGTGCCTCCCGGTAAGTCGCCGCCAGTCCACAGACGACTCGCAATGCGCAAAAAAACATATCAGACTGGCAATGCCCCTCCGCATAGGGGGATTCACCACACCAAAAATTTAACATCTGATGAAACTCGTTTCAATGCTCTACGACGATGTGACAGGGGTACTGATGCAATGCATCTCGCGAATACCCCTGTCGTGTCGCCGGAAAGCAAAAAGCCCAAGGCGTTAACCTCGGGCTTTGAATTTTTTCGCTTCGAAACGACTGAACGGATTCCCAGCGTTAGAGAGAAATCTAGCCAGTTTTTTCCGAACATTGCAACTGTTTTATTCTACAAAATTACATTTACTGGGAAATATTTCTCATTTTGTGACTTTTGATAGAACAACATCAGCGTAAGCCTCATGTTTGTGGCATTCCGCTACCAGTGCTTCGAAGAAAGGCTGAAGTTGCTCATAAGCCGAGGTCTTTTTGATATCAGCGACGGTTCTCCACGCCTTCCAGGACAGTAGAAAATTTCAGTCTTGCATACCCGCGACCACCGCAGCGATCGCACGCCTTCATCACCGGGGACGCCCTGGCGCTCGCTTTCCAGTTTATCCAGCACCTTACCCTTCCCATGACAGCGGCACGAATTGCTGACAACACCCTTTCCGTTACAGGGAGTGCATTTAACCTTGACCGTTTCACGTACGCTGTTCCAGCTCTCCCAGTCGCTCGGGCGAACAGCGCGGGACATCTTCGCCCAGTATGGTGCCTTACCCCATGGGTATGTGATTTTATTCGTGAATACCTGAGACTCCACAAACCCGGCGCCGCTACAGCATTCGCACACCCGCGTACTGGCTGCACTGCGCGAGTAATCCTGGTATGCAAAAGTGCATAAAATTTCGATAACTCTTTTGCGACGATCGCCGCTGAGGTCTGAAACAACGTTAAAGCGTTTTGATAGTCTCTCTGCTGATTCATAGAGGAGCTCCATTGCTCGGTCAGGTGCGCTTACTCCGATCTTCGCCAGGTAGAGATCGAAGCCGAAACCGCACTTAGCATTAACCAGGCCAAGGGCGGCCATAATGTCTGTTCCGGTAAGAGCATCAGATGCTGTAGCTCGTGGGGAGTCGCTCAGCATTGGTGATTTAGGCGCGAAGTATTTAGCGATAGATTCGAGGTTCATGCTGTCTCTCCCAGGGTCTGATAGATGCGAACGAAATTCTTTGGCTGATTAGCTTTGGTCTGGCTGTGCTTTGCTACTGGCGTCATGCTGGCGCGCTTAACGCTTTCTTCCTGGTATCTGACAATCTCTTCTCTGGTCATCCCGCGTACTTCCTCAATGATGATTTGCCCCTTTCTCTCCCCATATTTTGGTGATACGGCAATCCCAGATGTGCGAATCATCATCATAGAGAGCATCCATCAGGGCTTTCAGCATGTTGTCGCAGTCAGGCTTTGACTGATGTGGTTGACCGGCGTGCTGGTCTTTCTTTTTCTGGCTCCAGCTTTGCGGCATGGGCAAAACGAACGTAACGTGGGCACCGGAAACCGGTAGCTGAATTTTTCGCAGACGGGCTTCATCGCAAAACGCCCGGTAACGCATAACTGCCGGGCGCTGTTTCCACTTATCTGCTCGTGTCATTCGGGGCTTGCCCATGGGGGTGATATCGTAGATTTTCATGATTTGACTAGCCCCTCTTTCCGCCAGATTTCCAGAGTGCGCATTACTCCCTCCGCGTGCATCAAGCGCAATTCATCATGGGTGTAATCGGTGGTTTTCTTTCTACCGTCTATCAAGTCGTGGCAGTTACTGCAGGCGATCGCCGCCTGGGTATCATCGGGTTTGCAGCCGGTGCCGCAGGTGCCAGCCAGCCGGTAATGTGCCAGCACGCTGGTTTCCGGGTTGCCGTTGCAGTAACCGGGGATTCGGACGGTGCATTTGCGTCCACACGCCGCTTTGCGAAGGTTAGCCATAATCACCCCACATCCGGTTTCGCCAGCGGGAGTCTGGCCGCGGAGGATTTTTGTCCTCCACCAGCTGCGCGCTGACGGTCCATGTCTTAAAGTCAGGGTTTAAGCTTCGTTCGACCTTTACGCCCCGCTGACGATATCTCGCTACCAATTCGTCGGCTTGTGGCGTTGTGCATTCGAGATGGTGAAACCATGAGTGTTTCATCGGCATCACCCCGCGAAGCTTAAGAGCTGGTTGGCGGCGTTCTCAGCTTCCTGCAGGCTGTTGAACGAGCGAGAGAGGATCCAGCGCCAGAGAACATCGAGCGATGCCTTGTATAACTCCTGGAATTCGCATTCATCCATGCTGGAAAATGAAATGCTGCGGGGTTGTTTTTTCAGCGTGCCGTCCGGCAGCTGGATGGCGTCATAGTGGCCAGCTTCTACGATTACCCATGCACGATAGGCATCAAAGGATTTACAGATGCTGATGCTGCCTGCGCGTTTCTCTGCTATCCGGTCGAGGTATTGCTCGGCGGCATCGAGTAACGCTGATTCATTGCCGCCATACGCTGCCAGGTATTTTGCATACCCGGTCACCAGTCGGCGTTCATTGGATGAGATCGCCCCGCCGGTAGGCTCCCAGTATTCGAATCCGAGATTGAGTAAAGCAAAGTAACGGCGATGAAAAGCCGGATTGCGGACGAGTTTGTAGTCGGCTTCCAGGACGGCGCCGAGCTTGCATTTTGATTGAAGAAAATCGCTGGTCTCCTGCGTGGCAGGGATCAGTATGCCTTGAGACTGCTTTATTAGGTGTAATTGCTGCGCCATCGTTATCTCCGGTGGCGCAGTAGGTTAACGGTTGTTCAGGCCGTTGATTTCATATTATCAGAAGGTGGCAAAACTCGGTAGCCAAGTCGTTGAGCAAACTTCATAAATCCATTCAGCGTAAAAATCTCTTCATCTGGCAATAATGGGCGCATCGAAATTATGCCATTAACCCTGTAAACCAGATGCCTTCCTTCGGCCGGGAAGCTACAAATAATGGCACCGTCTGATCTCCTAACAACGTCGTACCAGGAATGATCAGCAGGAACCTCAATACCATCACTCACATTACCCCCTGAGCGACATACAGACGCAAAAATTAAGTCCGGCGACAGCATCAAAGGGACACGCTTACTGCGATACTTTGCAAAATGCCAGCCACCAAAAAAGGTGAATTAGTAAAACCAGTCGTCAGCGCTTTCCCACGTCTCCTGGAGGATCTCTTCGATAGTTTCTTTATCGCCGGCCATGCCACCGAACACACTGAGCCCATCAGCCCCTGTACGGCGGATCGTCAATTTGCAGTTGTCATATTTTTGATTTAATCGTCGCAGCAACTCAGCCTCTAAAGCAGGCTCAGCTCCATCAGGCAATTTTTTCTTACGGTCGATCGTGATTTCAACTTTCATAACTACCCCGCCACAATACTGTATAAATAAACAGTACACCGGTGCCGGGATTTTATCAATATCTTAACAGCACAAAACGTTAATTTTTTATTAGCAGGCTAAATAAAAACCCGCCGTAGCGGGTTGATTTATCGTGATTTACTTTTTTTGGTTTTGCTCTGCCATCTCGATGTAACGCGGATCGGATGCTTTCCGGCAGCTGGATGCTCTGCTCGCGGTAGTAGCGCACGCGCTCCATGAAATACTCGCGCAGGTGTTCAGGCTGCTCTCTTGCGACCATCTCAGCGACAACCGGCATGTTCATGCGCTCTTTATAGGCGACGCCAGACGCGGCCAGGTCAACGTTAACCTTGTCCTGCTCTTCTTTCGGTTTGGCTGCAATGTTCCACTTCGACATAAGAAAAATCCCCTCTGGTGTGGAGGGGATTATATATCATTATTTCTGAGCTTTTTTTACCCTAAAGCTTGAAGGTACGCAGACACCACCAATAATCGGGCCGCTTACGGTCATGACCTCGTAGTCACCCTTCTCGCCATCAAGCGTTAATGACAGCAAATCACCCACCACGACATCATCGCCAAGTTCAATATCTTCCTTTCGTTCAGTCTCATTAAACGTCACTGTATACAGCATCTTCAGGCCACCTAAGCAAATGAGGAAAAGAGATTGCACATTACCACGCTGACATTTTCAGCCAAATAGCTCTTTGTAACACCCGCGCCTTTGCGTTCTGCGGGATTACCATTACGCAGCCTCCCGCGCCTGACACATTTCCGGCAGATTGGCCCTCACCAAAGCTTCAGCGACAGAGGTGACATCGTACTGCCGCAGCGCGCCACCCACTTTCCACCCTTGTGCTATACTTTTCAATATGGTTATATTTTAAGTAATGCAAGCTTTTTACTCGTCTTAGATTTTCTTAAATGTTTCGATGTCATTTTCTTCATAGCGGGGGTTATATGATTAATGGTAGGGATGAGATGTTTGCTGTTAAGGGGATATTTTCTAAGTCCAAAGCGTCTATCTTAGAATCAAATTGCGCAAAATATTGAGAAAAAATTGAACGAAAAGTATGGCCCAAAACCTGAAGAACAAATTAATTACATTTGGAATCCAATTAGATTTTATATTCATTCAAGCACAACTTCATCTGCTGGTGAAATCAATAACATTATCATAGGTGTACATAGCTCCATAACCATTGCTCGCGAGGGCCGAGAGCAGCTAATAAAGCTAGGCTACGATGTGAATGATGTAATTGTTTGGTAGGATAAACGTCGTATGGTTTGTTCGTATGCCGCGCTCACCGCGCGGCTTTTCGGGGGATTAGCCGACATTCCAACACGGATCATTTGCGGCTTTCGACTGTGTTTCGATACAGATTCCTACATGACAATGGCTCATACTACAACCGAACCATCTCTGCCAATGAATGCCATCCATGCAAGTTTCAAGAGTTTGATCATTACCTCTGAATCTAACTCCCTCAAACAACATGTCAAGGCGCTCAACAATAATACCATGCGGAGGATTTAATTTTAAAACGAGGATTATGTTACCAGGCCCACTACGTATTGTTATCCTAGGACCAATACACTCAACATCCCAATTTCCTGTACTTACAGACCATTCATTATCATTAATAACAAGGGCATCTCTTCCAACTGAGTCACAGAATACTCCCGAAAGCAGCATTGGTGAACTAACTTCCTGAGGTGGACGAACAGATAGCAAAGAACGTCCATTAATCATAATCAAATGAGCACAATCATAGAAAGTGACCCCTGCAAATACGACTTCAATCGGGTCACTATGAAAGTCAAACATTTCATTAGCGTGCCCATTCCTAATACAAACTGGATTTTGATTAGCTTGGGCTACAGTCTCTCGAGACAACCTTCCTCGGGCTCGGCTTTGGTTGCATCTAGGGCACAATAAAGTCATCCCATCAGGATTATGCTCTGTAGCATCTACAAAATCAGGTGCAAAATGCTCATAATCATAAAAACCAACGCCACATATTACGCAACCGAAACCACATCTCTGCCTGACTTCTCTTTTGACACCTTCAGGAATTGTTCTCGACAACCCATGATCATTAGTATTTGCCATTCCTATGCACCTCACATAAAACCTCTTTAACTATAATCGATACATATAAGGATGAAAAACTCCCTGTAATTTGAGAAGAAAATTACTTTTTAATCCATCGTCTTGATTTTCGGACAGTGTGCGATTGCCACATCCCACAATTCACGCAGAGAATCATAAGCACCAGACCAATTAGCGGTTACATAAGCACCAATTTTAGTCTTTAGTTGAAAAGCTCTTAACTGCTCCGGTGAGACATCCTTCGGCACAATCACGTAACCAGGAGGCGCAACAAAACGAACCTCTACTGAGCTGTCTTGTCCCGATGCTGGGCCAATACCATTTACCGGCGATGGCTGTGTCTTCTCCAGTGCCTCTACCAACTGCTTAACGTTGGTAGGGTTAGCCAAGGCGATAAATTCTGCATCACGGGCGTCGAGCGTTGCGATTGCCACCTGCTCATAGTTCACGCCGTCATCAGTTGCATATACCTCATCGCATAATTGAAGCACCCACTCGCCGGGAGTCGCTTTCTCTGCTGCCGCTTTCAGGCTCTGCGCCAGTTCGGTGATATCCGTCATAGTTGCCTCCCTAAATCTCAAAGGCCAATTGCGGCATAAAACGGTCGCGTTCGGCGTTATAGTTGAGCGCGCTGGCGCTGTTGTTTGATTCAATGCGTTCAGCTAAAACCCAAGCTCTAGTCTCTTTACTCGATGTTCTGTAAGGAGTTTTTTCCCAGTACTTATCAATATTGATATTTCTGGCAATGTTGGTGCTGTCCGCCGAAGAAAGAGGTATGTGCATGAAGATGTCTTTATTCAGCATCCGCAGGCCATGCAGCTTGGTAATTGGATAGCCATTCTTGTCCACGACATGGCGGATTAGGTCCCGGAGTTTCGCGCGGCACGCCTTGGGTCGTTTGGCGTCATACTCACCCATTGAACCGATGCACACTCTCGGGAACTCATGGCACAGACGAATAAAGCGCTCATCCGGCTCATTGAAGTGATACACCGGAGCGCCAATGATTTTCCCGTGGGGCCACTCAGCAATCAGTGCATCATTCTCCTCACTCGTTCCTCCGATGACGTCAGGAATGACAGCAAAGGAAAATCGAGGATGGTTCATCCACTTGGCGACAAAGGCGTAATATTCGTTCCAGTCCACAACGCGCTTTTTTGTCCAGAAACTGAATGCGCCGTTATCCAGGGCAAATGATTGAGTAACTTCGCTAGCCAGTGCTAACTGACCAGCGTTTGCAAAGCTGATGAACGCATGGCGCCCCTTCCACGCCTTCAACGCACAGGTATCTGGCGTGATTGGCCCTCCGTGGAAGTGGATCATTTGACCCCCTCGCGCAGCGAATCAGCCAGCCATTGCAGATTCATAATCTGAACGCCGATATTGCTGAATTTTTTCTCCAGGTGGGCGATGCCTTTTTCAATTCCGCGCGCCTAGGCTTCGGCTACGATGCGATCGGTGGCGGTGGTTTCGTTCAGCACCCCAACGATTAGCTTTTCCCATTTGTTGAAATAAACCCCGCCAGGGCGAGCCATCATCAGTTGGTGCAGAGCATCATGCATATTCCAGTTTTCCGGGATTAAAGCCTTCAGCCCCGCATTCTCCGCAGCCAGCTGCCGCAGATGGTCCTGCAGGTCTACGCCAGCCGGACAGCCAGATATCTCGCGGCACTTCTCCAGTGTTGAAACTACGGCTGTTGATTCGTTCTCAAATTGCGTTGCCATACATAGCCTCCTGCACATCCAAAACACGCTGAAATACAGGGCTGCCAAGCAGGCTGTAATTCATACCAACAGCCGTTGTTGGCACCAGGCCAAACCGCTTCATGTCAAAATCGATGATGGCACGCTGATCGCGGAATAAGCCCAGCCGCCCGTGGCGAACTACTTCGCCGGTAGCTTCCGCATCGAGGAAGTATTTCTGGACAGTGCTACGGCACAAGCCTAGTTTTTTCATTGCGTCGTTGGCTGTCAGACGCCCCTGGTGTTTAGTAATCCGAATAACCGCTCGAACGTACTCCCGACGTTCTGCAACTGATAATGCTCTGGCCATGGTTTCCTCACTTCACGACGCGCAAATGGCGCACATTTTTGCGGTAGCTATCCCAGTCAAAATTCACCCACATACCGCCATCCATCTGGAGACGGTCGAGGATCCGTGCGCCGAGTGTTTCAGTGAGGGACTCGTAGTTCAGGTTGGTCAGGATCCCGACCGGGCGCATGGAGGACAATCGGCGGTCGATAACCTGGTTCAGGATGACCTTTTCGCCACTGCTGCCGCGCTGAATGCCCACTTCGTCCAGGATGAGCAAATCTACCCGGCAAAGGTCGTCCAGAAGCGAAGCCTCCGACTGCCCGTCGTCATAACACTCGCGAACACGCAGCATCAGGTCTGGGATTGTCACCACCAGCACAGAGTGACCACCAGCAAGAAGGTGATTACCGACTGCCGCCGCCAGATGATTTTTACCGGTACCCGGCGCGCCGCTGAACACGAAGCTGGCAAATCCAGATCCAAAGTTCTGCGCATAGCTTTTCGCCATTGAGAGCGCTCTGCGCTGCCCATCGCCTGCCACCTGATAATTTGCGAACGTACAGTTGCGGTGCAGATCCTGAATCCCAGCACGTCCGAATATTTTCTCAGCACGCGCCCGCTGGTTCTGCTTGTCCAGTTCCTCGCAACGTTTACGCCCTTCCTCGGCCTGCCAGGTTCGCCACTCATCGACGCTGCCGAATTTTGGCTGAACCCCTGCTGGAATAATTTTTTGCAGGCGGGCCATCACACCGCCGGTTCCAATATTTTCATCGCTACCCCCTGAACCCATTAGGGATTGTCTTGCCAGGCTGGGACACTGTGTTCGGATCCCGTTTTCCAATTGGTGCTTCAAAGCTCCACTGCTCCTCGTAGTGCTTTGAGGGGCCAAAAAACGTGGATGCCTGTTTCACGTACTCGGTATTGAGTTTTCCGGCAGCAGCGACGTAACCCGCATATCGTCGAACGCCATCGGTAAGTTCCTGCACTGTTGCGCCTGATTTAATTCGGGCAGTCCAGGCTTTGAACGCGTCGGCCTTGCTATTGCCTCCGGCGCGTTTTGGGTATTCCTTCCAGACAAGTTCAAATTCTTCCGAGTAACTGCTTTTCGGTTTACCGGCTGGAGCAATATCGGAAGATTCGTCGTCTGGGGGTATGGCGCCGCCATGCCCCAAATGATCCTTATCTTGTTCCTTATCCTGTTCCTGTTCCTGTTCCTGTTCCTGTTCCTGATTAGGCATAGCCTTCCCGAAAGGCTTTAATAAAGCCTTTCCAAACGCTTTCTCAAAGGCTGTTGAATAAGAGCGCTTTTCTGGTTTATCTGACTCAGAATCAATAAGTTGCATATGATTGTAGAGCGCAGATATTGCCTCATCCTTGAGGGTGCATTCTGGTATTAGGTCAATCTCTTTTCCCCATGAAATAACCACGTTAGGGGACTCTGGGCGATTGTGTTTTATAGCGTTAGGAATCCACACAACACGGGATATAAAATCAGCTTTAACCATTCCTTGGTTAAAGGCTTCCTGAAAGGCTTTATCAAAGTCTTCAAGGGACCATCCTAGCTCTTCAGCGATCGCTGCCCTTCCCGCACGAAATAACCCAGGTATAGGACTCGTATTTACATTCGTTAATAGGTACAGCCAGAGCCCTTGCCCACAAGGTGGCAACGCAGACAGAGCACGAAATTTGCTATCTCCCCACATTTGAACCTCTATTTTTCGATATCTAGCCATGCTTATTACCTTTGACATCAATAAGATTCGCCTTTCGCGAATTGCATGAATTGCACAGGCACTGCATATTATCTGGATGATGAGATCCGCCATTACGGCGAGAAATCACATGATCGGCGACCAATTTCCCCTGGTCAGTGCAGCCACAGCGACGGCACTTATAACCATCCCGGTGCAAAACAAATTCGCGCAACGCCCTATGGCACGGCACCTTCATTTTTAAGCGACCTTTAATTTCCGGGACTTTCCATTTAACCCCTTGATGGTCAAGCCAGAATTGCGGTGCGACTGTTGCATAGTCACGCATAGATACTCCTGAACTTATGACGTTGGCTTTTCGGTCTTTTCGGCGTGTTTAAAAACCATTTCGACGCAAAGAAAGACGCATTTCTGACAGATACAGACTCCGGGCCCAGCTATTAGAACTCCCGCAACCTCGATGTTGGTCACCCCGCAGAAAGAACACCTGTGAGTTGGATGGGTGTTTACCTCAACATTGGTTCCTGACATACTTACCTCGCAATTACCTCTCCGTTTTTGCACCTGAGAGCCGTTGGTGTTACAGCACCGCGGCTTTCGTCTTTTTTGGCCTTACGCATTACATGCCCCCCAACATCGAAGTCACAATGGCCATCAGTGGCGCCGTCAACTCCGGATCAATCCGGAACATCTCGACAATTCCCTCACTGAGCTCTTTCAGTTTTTGATGGCGCGGAGCTCCCATAGCAACAGCCACCTTTGCTTCGCTGGTCTCTTTCTCCAGACGAGCCAGGCGAGACATAAAATTGTCTTCGGGTAGAAGGCGGTGACGGTATTCCAGAGGAAGAACGGCCAGAATGGCAGGTGTCAGCTGGCACACATGCTCGCGGTACTTTTCCGATTCGGCCGGGTTATCCAGATAGCGAAAGAGCTTCTGCCGCGCCCGGCTGAGGTCTTCAGGAAAATCGATGCCCTCGCCGCCCTGCTGGCGCCATTCTTCGATGATGTATGCGGAGACAACATCCTGTCCTGCAACCGATGCCCAGGCACGAACGGCAGAGCGAATGTTGTCATGCTCAGCCACTCTCGGCTGATTTCGCTTTATCAGAGCGCCGGCGTTGAATCCGGTATTTTGTTGAAAGGAAAGTGTTTGCATGGTTACCCCGCCAGACTTTGTGAAGACAATCCATCATTCGGGTTCGGGTAAAGATCCGGTCGGAGTTCATGCGGGGTGACGCCGGTAACCCGGAAGATCTGTAATACACGAGACTGGGGAACAGTCCCTCCCATGCGGTGCTTCCAATGGCTAATAGTCATGGATGAGACATCCAGCTTTTCTGCTAGCTTCGTTGCGTCGCCAGCAACCTGTATGGCTTTTTCTAATGCGTTCATAAACCACTCCATTAAAGTTACACAACAAATTAAACATTATGTTTATTTTAATGTCAACTTTATGAATCTTGAGATGGTAAACATTTAGTTTAAAATCGTGATATATGAGAAAAAATACGCACCAAGCAGACAACCCGCAGGTACAGCGGCTTAACGAAATCATCGAGCAAAAGCGCATATCTAAAGCGGATATAGCGAGGATTTGCGGTGTGAGCTCCCAATCGGTTAACAACTGGTTTGTCAGAGGAGCGATCGGGAAGAGTTCTGCAATAAAACTGTCTGATGCATTAGGTGTAAGTCTTGAGTGGGTGTTAGGCCAGGATGTGGATTCCAAAGATGGCTTGAGACCAGACGAGCGTAGACTCCTAGAACTCTATAACCAGCTGCCTAACGAAGAAGAGCAGCAGAACATGTTGCGGATCGTATCTCTGCGACTGAAGGAGCTCGACGAGCTATACGCAAAGTACATGGGACGGCGGATTAAGGGAGATACTGAGTAACACGCCGCTGGGGTATAGGAAGCATGCATAGCCAGTAGTGTACTGATGAGTTTTTTTGGTTGCTCGGCAAAATGCCATAAACGTATAGAAAAAACGGTTAATTCCACTTTTTCAACTAATTAAGTACGGTCTGTTTGTCTTACTTAATATAAAAACACACAACATGCTTCGTTTACTTAGAAGGATTTTGATATGCCAAACCAGATTTTTGAATTCAAAAGCTATCCTATCGTATTCATTGGCTCAGGCATATCTAAAAGATATCTAAAAAACTATCCTACATGGGAAGACTTGCTAAATGAGTATTGGCAAAAGATAAATCCTGAGATAGATTTCTATAATTATCTTTTAACAATAAAAGAGAAGTATCGAGCGAGTATTGCCGATGATTCTGATTTGGATCACAAAATATACACCGAAGCAGCAACTAAAATAGAGAATGATTTTAATAAACTATTTACTGGCAACTCAATTAAACTTGAAGGGCTAGACGCAAAACGTGTGTTCAATGAAAACATTTCCCCCTTCAAATACTCAATATGTCAACGATTCTCTACTCCCATCCTTAAAGATGACATAGATTTGGATGAGTTAAACTCTTTCAAAGCACTATTAAAAAAAGCAAAAATGATCATCACAACTAATTATGATGCTTTTATAGAACATTTACTCAATGAACAAGGTGTCACCCCTAAGCTATATATTGGAAATCATGGTTTCTTCGAAGATACCATTGGATGGAGTGAACTATACAAGATACATGGAGACATCAAGGATCCGAAATCAATTGTAATTAGCGCTGAGGATTATGAAAAATATGATGATAGTGCAATTCTCATTAGCGCAAAAATATTATCCAACATGATTAAGAATCCTATTCTTTTTATAGGATATTCGTTAACAGATAGAAATGTAAAAAAACTATTGTCAGATTTCTCATCACAATTACCAAAAGAAGACGGAAGAAAATCAGCTGAAAGAATAATTCTCATCCAGCACAAACCAAATGAAGCACAAGTAATCACTAAGCAAATTACTGATCAGCAACTTCAGGTTACTTACACCTCTGTTGAAACAGATAATTACAAAGATATTTATGATGAGATAAGCACCGTTGATGAGGGATTGTCTCCTTATGATGTCTTACGATATCAGAGAGCAATTAAAACTCTTATTGTAAATGAAGGTGAAAAAGGCAATCTCGACACATTACTAGTATCACCATCCGACTTAGATAAGCTTGAGGAAAGTGTCAAGCAGGGAAAAAACTTGGTTGTAGCTTTAGGTGATAAAAAATATGTTTTCACTCAAATAAAAGAGTTTAATTACCTAGAGGATTACTTATTTGAAAAAAATGAAATATCTAATAAATTAGCAGTTGAGTTTATCATTGATGCCACAAATACAATAAGACTCCCCTTTTCAAGGGTTATATCCAATTGCAACTTTCGTGATTTAAATTTACAGCAAAAATCATTAATTCGACTCAACCAAAGAATCGAGCGACATGGTAGGCTGGAGAGTATAATTAACTCCACAATATTAGATAAAGTAAATGCAGAACGAATATTCACCACAATCATAGAGATAAAAAATGCAGGATTTAGCAAGCGCAAAGAGCCACTCGTCGTTATCAAAAACATTAAAAATATAGACGAGCGTGAATTAGCTGCTTATGTAAAAGAAGATATATTTGCACAATTTATATCATGTGATATTGAAAACTTAAAGACGGTTTACAGGAAGTTATTCTTGGCCTATGATTTGCTTATCAATGGTGATGTTAATAAACCTCTCTGAATAAAAAGCCCCGAATAGTAGTTTTGTTCGGGGCTTTTTAAATTCCGCATGGTGGCGGAATGGTTTCTCTGTGGTGAGAGCAACCGTGCGTACACGTTAACCCTTTTAGGTTACTTATTCAATATATTGCATTTATATAAACGTTGTATAATTGTAAAGTCTATATTATTCATACAATTATGTTTCATGCATTTTAATGATATCTTATGCCCCTCGCAGTAATCTTCCCCCCACCTATTCTCTTCTTTCCGCATCCCTTGGCATTCCCTTGCGAATCACGCTCCGTATAGAACACCGGTTGGCCTCCAGCCGTTCGAAAATAGCATCCGGCTTATCACTATCCCGTTAGCTATCAAGCTGGCAACCGCCCCACCGATTTCGCCAGCGATGAAGGCTGCGCGCTCTTCCTCTAGTTCGTTTCGTTCCATAAATCACCAAAATGGTTTTATTTGCCCCCCCAGTAGTATGAAAAACACACTACCTCCGGCCGTGCACACCGCGAGATTAAACTTTTTGTTTACTAAATACCACTCATATAGTTGACACAATAATAAACATTGTGTTTAATTAATCCATAACAACAAACCACTCAGGCAGGACGCTCACGAAGTAGCGGCCCGGCGCAAACGAAGACCGGGATGAGGTGGATTTATCAACGCGCAGTAGGTTCAAACGTTCCGCTGGCCACGTAATGGCTGAGGTTGAAATGAGTAAGAAAGGCATCAGAGCCCTGATCATTTCGGCATTTATCGGGCTCTTAATCTGGACGGTGCTAGCCATCGAACTATGGAGTTATTTCAATGATTGATTTCGCACGCAAACCCGCTCGTCAGCAGGCTGTCAGACTGGGACCAGTGACCGCGTTCATCCGCCGGATGTGCTATCTGCTCGCACAGAAAGGCGACCCGTCATGAGTTCGCTGTTTGCCCTGGTGCTTTCCATCAGCATGACTGTTGGTGGTACGCAGGAAGTTTTACTTGGGGTTTACGACAGCGAGCAGGCCTGTCAGAGCGCAGCAGTTGAGCAGGACGTAAAAGGTGAGTGTTACCCACTTAAAGGACTGCTGGAAGAGCACCCTGCCGGATTCACGGCGCAGATGTAGGAGGAGTAATGCAGAAGAAATGTGCGTACTGCCGCAAACCGATTGAGGAGGGCCAGGAAGTAAAAATGACCATCCTGATCATTCACGGCGCGCAGCTGGCGCCACGAGAAAGAACGTATTGCTCGAAACGTTGTGGCGAATACGACGCCATGGCTAACGAGGCATAACGTAAAACCCGCCGAAGCGGGCTGTACGTCCGGTGACACCGACCAAAGTTCCACCGGAAATTACCCAAAACCAAAGAACACCCAATGGGCGCTACCAATGGCCCGTGGATTCTAACATCCAAAATCGAGGCTACGACATGGAATTTTTTAATCTGATAAAGGCCACTCAAAAATCAGGCAAGCCTGACGGCGTTATCTGGCGCACCGCGAAATCTGAATCCCGCGCGAACCTGCAGCTCGACGTCGATCTGGAAGATGCTGGTATCGAAACCGGCCGCGGTCATGACTATATGAAGCCAATCCGCACCGATTTCCCTGTCTTTAACGACCTGCCAGCTGAGGGTGTGCTTGATTTCGAATGGTGCACACGTTACGAACTCGCCGTCGACGGTCGCACCTGGCAGCTAAAAGCAGGCGCCATTCCGGCCGACGGATTTCACCAGGAAGAAACGACGTCTGACGATGAAGCTGTCATCGTCGATGGTGTCGATACCACTACCGGTGAAGTTGTTGGCATTCAGCCCGGCGATGGCAATGCCGATATCACTGAAGACGACGACAACAACACCCACTATCCGGTGGCGCAGCTCCGCCGCCCGCAGCGCGTTATCTCGCAATTCATCAGTGATGCCATGACTCACCATGTCTCCCGGATACAGCGGATCCAGATTGGCGCGCTGGAAATGGATACCGATAACCACTACATCCAGAACCTGTTACTGGCGACACGAAGCATCCCTGAGATCGATGAACTTACGACAGCCAACCTCTGGAAATTAACTGACGCCGTCAAAAAGGTATTTCCTGAAGACAAGCGGACTGAGCTTGGCTTGCTGATTCAGTTCCTGAATACCTGGATGGCCACCCCGCATATTGATCGCGGCCTTCTGGTAAAAGAGTGGGCGGCCGGAAACCGGACATCACTGATTCAGCGGACCGACGCGGGTGCGAACGCTGGCGGCGGCATTGCTACAGATCGCAACCCGGATTATGAGCATACGCTGGATACTCTGGATCAGGAGATTGCACTGGCCACGCTCCCAATGGATTTCGACATCTACGATTTCCCGGTTTCAGTTCATCGTCGCGCAAAAGACATTATCAAAGCCAAAGAAAGCCCGTGGAAGGAGTGGTCGGCAGCGCTGCGCAGCACGCCAGGTATTCTGGATTATTCCCGCGCATCGATTTTTGCGCTGATCCGCGGCGCGCATGCTGACGTCCATCATTTCCCGACCAGCCTCCGGACGTACATCAACGCGAATCTGACGGAGTCTCAACACGACAAACCGAAGGCTGAAACCGTAAATGCTGCGTGTCACTCGCCAGAAAGTAACGCCGCTGATGATTTTGGCCACCAGCTCGCTGCTGATCGTGGTGAATATGTTGAAGGCATCAGCGACCCTAATGATCCCAAATGGGTACGGGAAGACCTTACAAAAACACAGCACCCGCAAGTCGCCAACCTTGGCGGCGGCATGTTCTCCATTGAAGGCCTGATGGCCTCTCCTGCCACAACGAGCACCAAAGAAGAGGCCACAAGCAATGTGCAGATGGAAACGACTGTCCAGGTCAAAAGCAAAAATGATAACGCGATATCAGCAGGCAAAAGCGCTGATGCAGCTGCTCCGCAAACAAATGCCGTAGACGCACGAAAAATCATGACTGAGCGCTGCCCTGAACTGGCCGCCGCCGTTTTGAAAGACCAGGAGCTCGCAAGCACTACCGGAGAAACAGTCGAAGAGGTTACCGCAGAAACCGAACAGGTATCCGCAGCGCCAGCATGGCCGGAATATTTCGAGCCTGGACGTTATGAAGGCGTGCCAAATGAGGTTTATCACGCGGCGAACGGCACCAGCTCCACGATGGTTAAAGATGCCCGTGTATCGCTGATGTATTTCGAAGCACGCCACGTTTCCAGAACTATTCAGAAGGTGCGCTCCCCGGTACTGGATATGGGTAACCTGGTGCATGCACTGGCACTGCAGCCTGATGACATGGATAAAGAGTTCAGTGTCGAACCTGAGATCCCGGAAGGTGCATTCACCACCACAGCAACGATCCGCTCTTTTATCGATGAGTACAACGCCGCCCTACCGGCGCTGTTGAGCGCTGACGATATCAAAACATTGCTGGAAGCTCACAACGCCACCCTACCGCAGCCAGTTCCTTTGGGTGATGACGTTACCCAAACAGGTGAAAACTACATGGCCCTACCTGCTGAATTTCAGCGCGTAGAAGAAGGCCAGAAAGTCACCGCAGCAAAAATGAAGGCCTGCATCAAAGAGTACAACGCCACTCTTCCAGCTCAGGTTAAAACCAGCGGCAGCCGCGATGCTCTGTTGGAACAACTGGCAATTATTAACCCTGACCTCGTCGCGCAGGAAGCCCAGAAGCCACAACCACTGAAAGTCTCGGGTACCAAAGCAGATCTGATGCAGTCCGTTAAGTCGGTAAATCCGGACGCAGTATTCGCCGACGAACTGTTGGATGCCTGGCGCGAGAACCCGGAAGGAAAAGTGCTGGTTACCCGTCAGCAATTGGCTACGGCGTTAGCCATTCAGAAAGCCCTCCTTAATCACCCGACCGCCGGCAAGTTGCTGACTCACCCGAGCCGAGCCGTCGAGGTGAGCTATTTTGGTATTGATGAGGAAACCGGGCTGGAAATTCGTGTGCGCCCTGACCTTGAGATCGACATGGGCGGCCCGCGTATCGGTGCCGACCTGAAAACCATAAGCATGTGGAACATCAAGCAGGAAGGCCTGCGCGCGAAATTGCACAGGGAAATCATTGAGCGCGATTACCACCTGAGCGCGGCTATGTACTGCGAAACCGCAGCGCTTGACCAGTTCTTCTGGATTTTCGTCAACAAAGACGAGAACTACCATTGGATCGCCATCATCGAGGCATCAGCCGAATTGCTGGAACTGGGGATGCTCGAATACCGCAAAGCGATGCGCGCCATCGCGAACGGTTTCGACACTGGAGAATGGCCGGCGCCGATCACCGAAGACTACGCCGAAGAGCTCAACGATTTTGATGTGCGCCGTCTCGAAGCGCTGCGTGTACAGGCATAAGGGGAAACACTATGGAAAACACTAACATTGTTACTGCTGAACAGCAGGCTCCAAACACGATATCTGCCAGTAACGCCATCTTTAACGTGCAGGCATTGGGCCAGTTGACTGCATTCGCGAACCTGATGGCAGATTCTCAGGTTACGGTGCCCGCACACCTTGCCGGTAAACCTGCAGATTGCATGGCGATCGTTATGCAGGCAATGCAATGGGGTATGAATCCCTATGCAGTCGCGCAAAAAACTCATTTGGTGAACGGCGTTCTCGGATACGAAGCCCAGCTTGTCAACGCGGTAATCGCCAGCTCCAGCGCCATTCATGGGCGGTTCCACTACCGTTATGGCGGCGACTGGGAGCGCTGCACCGGGACGCAGGAAATCACAAGAGAAAAGCACGGTAAAAACGGGAAATATAATGTCACCGAGCGCGTGCGTGGATGGACGGATGAAGACGAGATCGGTTTGTTCATTCAGGTTGGTGCCATCCTTCGCGGTGAATCCGAAATTACCTGGGGAGAGCCTCTTTACCTTTCCGGGATCGTGACCCGCAACTCCCCTCTCTGGGTTTCCAATCCTAAGCAACAGATTGCCTATCTGGGAGTGAAATATTGGGCTCGCCTGTACTGCCCGGAAGTAATCCTTGGCGTTTACAGCCCGGACGAGGTGGAGCAACGCACCGAGCGTGAAATCAACCCGGCGCCAGTACAGAGAATGTCTGTGGCAGAGATCACCGGCGGAGCAGACATCACCACCAGCGCTCAGGAATCAGGTCTCAACATTGATTCCCTGGCGGATGATTTCCGTGACCGCATTGAGCGCGCCGAATCGGTTGATGCAGCAAAAGCTATCCGGGCAGACCTAGATAAAGAGAAAGCAGTCCTCGGTACTGTCCTGTTCACCGAGCTGAAAGGTAAAGCCGTGCAGCGTTATTTCATGGTTGATGCACGAAATAAGGTGGAAGCCGCTATCAATTCCATTCCCAACTCTGGAGACCCAGAAGCCGCAGAGCTGTTTTCAAAAGCTGAAAATACTCTCACCGCCGCTAAACGCAATCTCGGTGACGAACTGTACGACCAGTTCCGCATCACCCTGGATGACATGAAACCGGAATACGTGGGCTAAGGGAGGCGGGAGGGTACGCCCTCCCGGTGACGATATGACGAAAATTACTGACGGTAAAAAATACTGCTACCGCTACGACGATGGTCACGATGGAGAAGGCCGCCCGGTCGTAACTCTTTGGAAACGGGTCATCATTCGTGAGACGGAGAAAACCTTCTGGCACTGCGAAGATATGCCGAACATGACCTCTGATCAGCTTATTCAGTATCGCACTGGTGGCCGGAAAGAGAATCAAAAATATCACGTAAAACGCTGCCTGAAGGGTGCCGATCGCTCACGTTATCATTACACCCGGGAAGAGGCCTTACGCGCTTTCGTGTACCGGAAAATGTATCAACTTGAGAAGGTCCAGCTTACGGCTGAAACAGTTCAAATGTGCCTGTTGGGGTTGCGTGAAGCGGGGATGATTGTTGGTGGATATCGGTGCACGGTTGAAAAACTGCCTGAAGATACCGGTTTTGTGGCGGCCGCGGGTCCAGGCCCGATTGCGTCAACTTATAGCTGGGGCGAATACTAATGAGCCTCAAACATCGTTTACCTGAAATTGAAGCCAGCATTAACCCTGCGGCGTTACGCGCAGCAGCTGATGAGTATTCGATCTGCTGCTGACGCTGTGCCTTTGCATGAAGATGGCCGGTCCCACCCGGGCGAATGTACGCGCCTGCGCCACTGAACTGAAAAAGCGTCTGACTACCTGGCATAGCCAGAAAGAACTCAACGCCATTCTGTCCAGTTGGGATCCGGTTGGTTACGTGCTTGGGCTCCGCCGGGAAGCGAACGATTACGCTCGTGCTGCCGGCGACCCCGTTGACGTCTTTGTGTGAGGTGAGCATGCGACTAATAAACCGAAGCAAACAATCTCCGCTCGGGCGCCAGGCATGCGATGCGGCACTGGCCAAGCATGTTGAACTCTACGGCGAATACGGGCGCCAGAAGACGAAACGGACTTATACGGTCATCGTTGAGGGTTCAAAAATCACCGTGGAAGTCGTTAATCGGAAATGTAGCTACGTGGCCACCGCAATGAACTGTGCCCGTAGACTTCGAAACCTGCCTCGCCAGGCACTCATTTGAACAGTTAATTATGCTGCGCGCTGAGCGCGCAGCATGAGTAAGGAGTGGGGTTATGAATCAGACATCGCAAACCACCTATATCATCGCAGATCCTGGCGAATGGGTTTCCGAAGAACAGATAATGGCACTTAAAGGACTGAAGGAAGGCACGTTAAAGAACGCCAGGAAGAAGAGTTTTCTGGAGGGGCGCGAATACAAACATGTTGCCGCTGACGGTGAGCCTTTTGATAACAGCCCCTGCTTCTACAACATAAAGGCTATTGACCGTTGGATCGCCGGCCAGCGCCCGGCAAAGCCAAGTCGTAAGACTCCTGCGAAAGCAGACGAAAACTGATTAAATACTCTGACCATCAACCAACGAGGAATCGTTATGAAATACCCAACTGGAGTAGAGAACCATGGCGGAACGCTGCGGATCTGGTTTATCTACAAGGGTGTCAGAGTGCGTGAAAGTCTGGGGGTGCCTGACACCCCCAAAAACAGAAAAACTGCCGGCGAGCTGAGAACGTCGATCTGCTATGCGATTAAAACCGGCAATTTTAATTATGCTGGCCAGTTCCCGGATTCATCAAATCTCGCCAAATTCGGCGAGGCCACCCAAAACCTCACTTTGAAGGAACTTGCTGAGCGCTTCCTTGCGCTGAAAGAAACAGAGGTTGCCGATACGTCCATCAATACCTATCGGACAATCATCAAAAACGTCCTGGCTGTAGCAGGAAACAATATCCTGGCATCAGCGGTCAACAAAGAGAAGCTGCTGGAGATCCGCAAAGAACTCCTTACCGGACATCATCTGCCAAGGCCACAGTATGAGGTCAAGGATCCGGGCCGTTCCGCGGTAACGGTCAACAACTACATGACGAATTTATACGCTATTTTCCAGTTTGGGCTGGAAAACGGCTATATCGAAGAAAACCCCTTTAAAGGTGTATCGCCGCTTCGTGAGGAACGAGTAAAGCCGGACCCATTATCGAGAGATGAGTTTGTTCGACTGATCGATGCGTGCCGCCACCTGCAGACGAAAAATATGATGTCCGTGGCTGTTTATACCGGCATCCGGCCCGGGGAGCTGTGCGCTCTTTCCTGGGAGGATATCGACCTGAAAGCAGGTACGCTAATGGTGAGGAGGAATTTTGCCAGAGGCGAATTTACCGTACCGAAAACCCAGGCGGGTACAAACCGGGTCATTCACCTAATCGAACCGGCGATCCAGGCATTAAAAAGTCAGGCGGAGTTAACAAGGCTGGGGAAGGAGCATTCGGTTAAGGTGAAACTGCGTGAGTATGGCCGTACTGACACGCAAAAATGCACCTTTGTTTTTCTGCCAAGCGTCACCGCCAGGACATTACGCCATGGTGATCACTTCACGGTCGACTCGATAAGACAGACCTGGGATACCGCAGTTAAAAGAGCTGGCATTCGACACCGAAAATCATATCAGACGCGACATACATATGCATGCTGGTCACTGACGGCGGGGGCTAACCCTTCTTTTATCGCATCGCAAATGGGTCATGCTGATGCTCAGATGCTTTTTCAGGTTTACGGAAAATGGATGAGTGAAAATAACGACGTCCAGATCGCGATACTTAACTCGAAATTGGGCGCATTTGCCCCACTGATGCCCCATGAAATTTTAAAGACTGGATAAAGTCATTTAAATTCATGAAGATGTAATCTATAAACCTGCAAATCCATAAACTCCAGAGCGGTCCCTAACCACCCAGACACAGCCGCACGGATGAGATCGGCCGTTGTTCTCTCATTATTTACTGTAGTCATCAT